TAGAAAATAAATTTGTCTTTGAATGACAAATTCAGTTTTCAAGGCAGAGCCTTAGAAAATAAATTTGTCTTTGAATTACAAATTCAGTTTTCAAGGCAGAGCCTTAGAAAATAAATTTGTCTTCATTCTTCAATATCTGGGTAGGAAGAGGTGAGCCCAGCCAATCGTAGAGGCGTCGGCCGAGTGAAGTGGATCAATAGATCGTAGAAGGCGGTCTGCCTTGGGACAGTTGAGAGAAGCCTCTTGAGTAATCCGAATGGACGAAACGTTTGAGCCATCGACACAGATTTCCCATTCGTGGTAATCCTTGTCTAGACGGGAGATGAGGAGCTTGGTTCCTTCAAGGACAACCTTGACCTTGAAGTGCTTGGTGAGGTCGGCTTGGGCAGAAGAAAGCCACCGGGATGTTGGGGAAGAGGTGGAAGTCGGAGAAGAGGACATTGAGGTCGAGGAAGGTGTGCGCCTTCAATTTCTCTACCTTGGGTCATTTATAAACTTATGTTCTACTCTTCTCTTTCGAATTTCATCATTTTGTTTGTCCCACAAATAACCCTTTATTCTCCTTTTACCCCCATGTCGTCACTAGCGCATGAGACCACGCCCGACGATTCCTTGATGGACCTCTCCCTCCCCAACGAAGACGCTTACATGTTTCTGCGCTACACCGACAAACCCGACCGAGATGTGGAGTACTTTTGGTGCCTCTTCAAGGCAAACATTGTCAACATGGCAAGAGACTACAAACTTGGTCGCGAGTTTCTCGAGCTTCCCCCCTCCGCCCGCACCCTACCACGCCCTACGGTTGCCAAGCAGGTGGAAGCCATTTCCCACCAATTAAACCAGTGGCAAGCAGAAGGTGCGTATGGAAAAATTCAAGAGCAAATTGTGGGGAGTTTTGAAGATCTTGTATGGGCCTTTATCAGCCACCAAGGGTCGCGCAGTAGCACCGAGCTCCTTCTGACTTTTGCCAGGCGTTGGGATTCGTGGTGTCACCCAGAATACACTGTCGCATCTTCATTTCTTGTAGGAATGTTGCGCATCTACTTGACGTCCTTTCGTTGCACCAAGGGGGAACGCGACTCCATTTGTGCCATTCTTTCTACCATTGATGGCGACGCGGATGTAGATGCTGGGGCCCTTGGAATGTTGTTTGATCTTGGGATCTCGACGGGCAAGTCATCCATCGTCGAAGCCGTAACGGGGATGCGGGACATGACCAACCACATTATCGAGGTTTACGGGATCAAGTTGTCTCCCCGGACACGTGGACCCAAGCTCATCCGTGTCCTCCAAGCAAGAGGGAAACGCGACTCTTGATTTTTATCGTAAAGATCCAACCTTGAAAAACTCGTGCGAGAGAGCCTCACGGGCAGAACATCGGTAGGAAGCATCTTTGGCGAGACATAAACGCAATAGGTCTGCGGCTTCCTCCGACACAAAGCTTGGAAGAATGACTGGCCTTGAAATGACATTTTTCATGGTGACTTCCCGTGAAGTGCCTTGAAAGGGTGGGCGCCCAACCAACAAGACGTAAAGAAGGACCCCTACTGCCCAAATGTCACTCACCATGAGGTAACGCCCATCCGAAATAACTTCGGGTGCCATGTAATTGGGCGTCCCACACAACATGTCGGATTCTTCGACTTCACCAATCAGACAAAACCCCAAGTCTCCAAGCTTCAATTGAACCTTGTCCCGCGAATCCACATGCATAAAAATGTTGGATGGTTTGAGGTCACGATGCAAAATTTGGTGTTCATGCATGTACTCAACAGCACCAAGAACTTGACGGATCAGTCGTCTCACCAAATGCTCGGGCGATCCTGACGGCCGTGATTGAATAAATTCTTCCAAGCTTCCCGAGTTGCAATACTCCATCAAGAGACACACATGATCCTTGGTGTCAAAACAATCAATAAACTTCACAATTGATGGGTGGTTGAGGATGCGATGAATCTTGATTTCTCGAAGAAACTGAGCCTTGCGCATCTCATTAAAAATATGCATCTTGTCAATCTTTTTCAAGGCCATCTTCACACCCGAGGTCTGATCCCTCACCAAGTAAACCGCCGAAAAGGCACCTGACCCAATTAATTTTTCCTTGACCAACTCCCAACCATCCCACGGGCCGGGTGGCTCGTCCCCAAACCTCCAGAGGGACTCGTCAGACATTGTATTTTAATCAAGTCCAATAGATTGAGGCAAAAAGGTGGATGAACGCAGAGTCCTCGTCATTTTTAATTCCATGTCGTGGACCTTTGTAGACCGGGAAACCTTACACCATCAAGTTTTGAAAGACACCAAGTCACGCCTCCAGGCAAAAAAAGAAGCCTTGGCTACCGTTTTTACGACTAGCGTCGACAAGGCGATTGCCAAGGGAAACACCTCGACCCGGCTCGTCTTGGCCTCTTCTCTTTTGTGTGATGGAGTGGATTGTCAATTTGCGGACGACAAATCCCACTGCTTGGTGTGTAGTTGCCCGCAGTCTTGGACCTTTATGCGTAAATGGTATGCGTTTCATGCCAAGTGCATGACACAACGTTTTAACAAGCATGTCGCTTTCACCTCTTGTTCCTATCCTCAAGGAAGAAAAAGTGGCTCCCTCGTCAAGGGGCGTTACACGCGAGGCCTCTTTGAAATCAAGTGGGATGCCTACCACTTGAAACAAGTAAAAGATATGGACCCAGAAGATATCAACCTGGGACCCCTTCCGCGCAGCCGGCCCACCCACCCTTCTCCCTTGGTGCCCGACACCAAGCCATCAAGGATGTGCACAATTATGTAATTCAAGTCTTTTAGGGTTGAGGTCAAATGAATTGATTTCGTGATACTCAATCACTCACGACTACGTCGTGATCTGGTAATCCGCAGGTGCTCATCACCTCAAAATTGAGTAACACTGTTAAAATCTCGGTAATTTGTTGCAATTTTGACCGAAACGCTTAGGGTGAGGTGTCAGTTCATCTGACCCTCACCCTATAATAAAGTGAAATGGTATGGACAAGACCTCCTTTAAAAGGGGAGCCCTCTCCCGCCTTTACACCTTCATGGCCAAACCTAATGTCTCGCCTCGCAAAAGCTGACCATCACTTAGAACGTCATGCTCTTTTTGTCCAATGCAATCATCTTATTCGTGAATTTCATTCGGGGGCGGTCCTCTTGTCCAATCAAACCCCCAAGATTTTTTGGTCTCAAATCATTCAAAGAGCCCTGAAAATATCTGTTGGTCTGGTAGGAAACCTCATAGCGCGTTGTGGTGAACACGATTTTGAAGGGTGGATGTTTGAATTTCGATTGCCAGCAAAGGTATGTCTCAAATTCAATGTCCGTCCCGGCTCAATCGACCAAGTGGTCTTGTTTTGGAAGATCCTCTCCGCGGTCCATCTCCTAAAGATATGGTCAGCTCTCTTGGGGGACTCATTCACATCGCCAACCCCAACGTCCCCACCATCTTGGACCGACGTGGACCTTTCCGAAGTTGCTTCCATCATGTCCAAGCGAGACGAGTGGAAAAAAATTCTCGGCCACGCATCCATCTTTGTTCAAAGCCCGTTGGGTGAAATCGTGGAGAAAGGATAAACATGTGGTCATTTTTGTCGTCCCTCTCAACCTTTTCCTTTTCATCCATCTACTACATGTTCTTGCTCTTTTCCTATGTGTGGAGTCTTCTCCCGATAGGTGTGGGATCGCTTTGTGCCTACAAATTTTACTCCCTCTACTCGACTACCGACTCGGAGCGCTACATCCACTCCAAGTACACCTCTTCCAAGGCAAGGCGTCTCACCCAGGCCACATCTGAATTTTTCGAATGGACTACGGATTGTGTCCATGCCTTGAGGTTCATGGATTGCCTCCCGACAATTATCCGGGTGAAATTTGGCATCACACGTAAAGCCCCTCCTCCTTCGGCACCCAAACCCTCCGGCGAGGAACGTGTCTCTCAAGTCCGTGCCTCGCTCCAAGCCGCGGCTGCCAATCGATCTAGCGGGGGAGAGGGAAACGAGGCAACTATCCCACGTACCCGGAGCATCAAGCGGTACAACGACTCCCCTCCTTCTCCGCCCCAGGAACCGAGCCCCGTTGGTTCCACCACCCCCAAAGTCGTTTCAGAGCCATCCGGCGAAGACATCAAGCCAGTGGAGATCACGGATGAAACGACAAACGAGACTGCATGATTTCATCCTTATCAAGACATTGAATAAAATTTGGAAACTCATTTTTTTTTTCATTCATGTTTCCTTGAACGACATTTTTGTCTCTTACTCTAATAAACATGAGTCTTTGTTTTTGGACACCTCCTCACCTTCCAGGTGGCCAGCCAAGCCAGCCCGCGAATTTTGAGGCAGGAAGCTTTAGCGACCAAGAAGTTGCTTATTCGGACTCGGAATCTGATGGATTAACTTCTATAGCTTCTTCCGACTCTCGGGCTCACGAGAAGAAACGGAGTAAAATTTCTACTTCTCCATTGCCGTCTCCAATGAGTGATCCCCTTGACCCTCTCGACATTATCGATATTTCTTCCAATCTTTCAGGTCCTCTTGCGCCGATGGTTATAGGCGGTGGACCACCTTCTCCCCTCACGCTTCCCCCACCTGCGACCGCCGCTACCTCTTCATCCACCAAAGCAGCGTGGCCCTCGCAACCGGCAACTGCCCTGTCATCTACAGAACCCTTGTGCCCCTTGGAGGAAAAGACAACATTTACAAAAGAAACCCACACACCAGGCGAGCCAGGACCCCTCTCCCCAAGGTGTAGTAGTCCAATTGGATCGAGAGCAAATTATTGGAGAGCCTTTAGTGACAAACTTGTTGACCTCCACCATCGACGCTTTGAAGCCAATGAAGAGACCAACAATCCCTTTGCTTCCTCCCCCCGGTATGCAGATGCGGCTGCCGGTTCCTTTCCACCACGATCCTCGCCTCCCCTCGTGTCCCACTGCCCTGCAAAGCCCTCCGGTCAAGCCACAGAGTTTGTACCCTCGTCGGGTGGTTTCTTCAAGTGGTTCGGGTGATGAGTCCGAGTTCAAGCGAGGTCAAGCTTTTAAACCGAATGAAATAATAAATGTCAAGTCCATGTTCAACTCCCAAATCCCAAACTTGTGCCCTTGTGGCACTCGTTTTGGGTGGTTGCCTGGTGTCCACCATGGCGGTATTTCTCCGTCTTGTGGAACGCAACAAAAAGAAACACCCTACGGAATCGATTCGTCAATTGACCATTTGGAACCTCTTTATTTCAGGCATGGCGCTTATGGCCATCATCTTGTTTATTCAGTCTTCCTCGCCCCACTCGTGTAACTGGCTTGCCGTGATTGGATGTGCCGTCATTTCCCTCAACATTTTTGTCATGATTGCCCGTGCGATTCTTCTTGCCTTTCGGCGAAATCGTTCGGCAGGGATTTGGACCCTTGACATAATTTCCCATTACATTTGGCCACTTCTCACCATCCTTTTGTTTTTGCTTATCCTTCACCGCCAGCGTGGTGTTGGCGGAGCATCCGTCGCTTCCATTGCTCTAAAGGCAGTTATGATTTTTATTGGGGTCTTGATCATGTGGCTCCTCCTCAACTTGATCCTCTACCAAGTTTGTGGCACCTGGGCCTATCGATCCAATGCAGGCATGCCACATACCTTGACCCTGAGCAAGTGGATGGGCCTTTTGGGGATGATTGGTGCCTCGTTTGGTTTGGCTCTTTTGGGTGTGTGGGGTGTGGGAATCAGAAAACCAAAGCTTCGCACCCCACGTAAGGTCTTGCATCTATCTTCACCTCATGATGAAGCGACAGTCAAATAAACATCGTCTTTTCCTTCTTCTACCTTAACTCGACCCCCTCTGTCTAAAGGTTCACCTCGGTGAATTCGACCACGATAAACAATCTTGACATTACCTTCATACCAAATCAATGCCCCTCGATGAATGTCGTTGAGGGGTTCTCCGTCACATACAATTTCAATTTTGCCATTGGGATGCACTGTCCGATGCATAGGTAAATTGTGGGTTGGCGATTGGCAGAAGAAAGATGATATATTTTTAAAGGGGTTCCAAATTTAACTACTGGATGGTGTCGAAGAGGAACCAGAAGAAGCTCCGTCATACATCTTGGACACTTGAGACGGAGATGCCCGTGTCAATGAAATGGCCAACCAGGTCATAAGGCCAAACCAGTAGACGTGCATGCACCACAGGCCACAAAGGCAACCCGCCATGACACACATAAACGGAGAGGAGCAAATCGACCATGCCGGAAGAATAAGAGAAGGAATAAACCAGACGATTCGTGCTCCGAACCATATAAGGAGATTTACGGCAAACACCAGGACAAGGTAGGGTGAACGTGTGGACCTGAAAATCTTGACTGTGGAAATGAAAATGTCCGTCCACTCGTGGAGGTAGAGGACCGAGGTGCCAATCGCAAAGTAACCCAGGGATGCCGATCCTCCCATAAGAAAAATGGTAATGGCGTGGTGCCAAAGCATAACCATGTAATCCTTAGGTTTCATCCGCGCCAGGCGACATGAACGGGTGTACATGTAATAATCACAAAACCAGTCACAAATACACGTGTAGTAAAAGATAATCACCCATGTCTGACTCCACGTGTAGAAGGGACCTTGCCACTGCCCCATAAGCTTAAAGCCTGGATCCCAAATCGCCCAGATGACTGCGGTTTTCAAAAGATGGCGACACAAAGACCATGAATCAGCGATAATTTTGACCGTTATTCCTTCATGCAAATGTGGTGTCCCTAGGGACGGTCGCTGGCGGACAAACTCCATGGCCCAACTTTCAATAAAGGGCAAAACGGTCGACATGGTGGCGGCTTGGAGCAAGGTGCCAAGTAGGAAATGCCCCCCAAATCCCTTCCAAAAGGCAGTGGTAGCAATCCAAAAGGCTTCCACCCAGATCAAGACCGTCATAGGGTGGAAAGCCGTCATGGTCTTTTTGAGAATGGTGAGCATGTTTAGGGAAAACTCTTTGTGGTAAAGAGTTGACTTTTATTGAAAAACTTCCAACGAGAATTGGCATTGATTTGACCATAGAACAAAACCGAAGGATTTGCCCACTTGAATCATATTCAAAAGAATGGTGGAGAAGGATGTCCGGCCTCCCAAGGGCTTAACCCTCCTTTCCGATCTACATACCGAATGTGGACTTGAACGGCCACTTCGTACTATTCGAAAACTGGTCAAGGATGATCCCTCTTCCAAGGTATTGGCCTTGGCAGGAGATCTTGGGAATTGGACTCCTACAAATTTGGAAGAATCTTCCTTTTGTCAACTTTTACGCCAGACAAGTGAACTTGGCTCCTTTAAGCACATCCTCGTAGTACCGGGAAATCACGACTACTACACCTGTCAAGTCACCGAGCCCCTAGCCAGTCACGAAGATCCGACCACATTTTTTGACGAAGCAGACGATTGCCTCCGTGAAATCGTTTCATCGTTTGGCTGCACCTTTCTTCAAAAAGACGTTGTTGTGGTAGGCAAAGCGGTTGTTGCAGGTACAACCCTGTGGTCTCCTGCTCTTGACGCCTCTGTCGAGTCTAGGTCATACATGAACGATTATGTGGCCATTGATGGATTTACTCCATCCATCTGCCATGCCCTGCATGAAGATCAAAAGGTCTGGCTTCACTCCATGGTGACTGACCCGGAAATCGGTGTGGATATTGTCCTGACTCACCACCCTCCGTTGGACCATCCAAAACTCCACCACCGGGCCTACACTACAGAATCTGCTCCTCTCTTTCATGCAGACCTCTCCTCAACCTTTGACCATTTCTCTTTTTCTCCACGATTTTGGGGATTTGGTCACACCCATGTGCGCAAGGCGGTGTACCTCGATGTGGGCAAGGTGTCTGCCACAAAACCAAACACCTGTCTCTTTATGGCAAATGCCTTGGGAGACCCTTACTCGGACCGTCTTTGGGATTTGCCATCCCACCATGTTCGCCTTGTATAATAATATTTATTTCCCCCATTTTGCTCCGAGGACCTTTGTTAAATCCGCACCCGTGTCTGCCCATTCTTCCAGAGTGTCTTTGGTGACCAAACGATAGATGTGGACATGGCGTTCTTGGCCGATACGGTAGAGGCGACCCACCAGTTGTGTCCGATAGTGGGCCTTGGAAGGCTCATCCACAATAATCAGGTGGTTTGCCTGGGTGAGGTTCAGGCCAAACCCGTGAAGATTGGCTGAAATCACTAGGCAGCGTTTCCATCCCCCACCCAAAATTGCCTCCCTTTGGTTCTTTGACATTTTCGCGTGGAGGGACGGACAATCCAACACGCGTGTAAGGGTAGCCATCGCTTCAGGGTAGCGTGTCGCAATGACAACTCGCTCATGGCCGGGGATGGAGGCAAGAAGGGTTTGAATCCTGCGTAGTTTGCTAAGATTCCCCGGATTAAAGGTACGTTCCACGGCAGGTTCAAGCGCCAATTTTAAATTTTTCGAGGTGAGGACGGTACGGCATGCCGGGCATGGAATCTTGAGAGTTGGCGCGCGCACCATCCATGTCGAAATGCAAGTCTTGCAGAAAAAGTGGCCACACGGGGTTCTTACACATGCACCGCCTTCAATCTTATCCATACATACGGGACAATCCTTGGCAGGTCCCTCCAGGTTAAGCTCCATATTGTCAACCAGAATCACGTCTTGAAGACCTTCTTGGATGGTCAACACCCGCCACAATCTCCCAAAACGTTGGGAACGGCAGGCAGCCATGTCACGATGCATCGCTAAAATCCACTCTCTTCCATCGTTTTCTTCAAGATCAACACTCAAGGTATGAAAATCCAAGGGAGGAAGGGAGAGCTGGTGGTCAACTTCATCCTTGGTGCGTCGTAACATCCACAGGTCAACCAAGTCTCCTTGAAAAGCCGGGTCTCGCCATTCTTGAATGTGGAGGCCTACGTCTTTGTCAAGACTTCTATCGACAAAAAACAATGACAATTGCTCTAAAAAGTTCCTCCCAAATCTTGGGTCAGTCCCGTTGGGCGTGCCAGTCAAGCACCATAAGACATGACTTTGCAAGAGGCTCACATCGTTGAGAGTCTGAGGCATCGAGGTGAGACGGTCAGATTCATCAAGGATTATGCGTCTCCACCATACGCGAAAGAGGGGCGAGGGATCAATTGCACTCAACACCCCCATAACTCTTGAAGATGGCCTTGACCCACATCTTCCACATTTCAGGCTGGATCGTTTGGCTCCTTCTTCCACCAAGTTTTGAGTCCCGCATAGTTTCAACTGTCCGGGACATATCCAGTCATAGTCCTTCAAAGAAAATCCTGCCGCTGTCGTAGGCAACCCTATGTCATCCAACCCAGTGACCTCCTCCATCTCTGCGTGCCATGGCCACCCGTAGACGACTTTGCCCCCATCTTCCAATCGCTCCACTACAAATTCAGTTCCCCATGGCAAGATTTGGACAACGTCATAGGTCGCAAGGCGATATAAATCTTTATGAGGTTCCTCGTAGAGAATTCGGTTCAATTTGTCACATCGCCACGTGTCACCCCAAGCAACACGTTCGGCGGAGCGGCGTCGTTCGGCCCGAAGCATACCGTGAGTCGCAAGTACTACATCGGCAGCAAGAAGACGATCCAGAGACCATGAAGACTCCTTGGAAAGATTGAGAACTTCAATCCCATCATCTGCAGATTTGTCAAGAATTTCAGTTTCCCATTGAGAGGACAAGGTTGTGGGAAAAATGACAAGAGTACCTCCTTTAGGAGCGACGGGGTTAAACCAAGGACATGGAAAGCGTGTCCACAGGGGAGTAGATTGGGCCACTACTTCTGCGGCGGCATCCAGAGTAGCCAAGGGGAAAGGGTGGGTAGATGTTGTAAAGGTGTTATCCTTGGTCCGCCTCAACCAAGGTGCGCTGCAGATGGACGGTTTTAGCCAAGGCCCGTAGGCGCCCTTTGCCCATGGAGGCGTGTCACGAAAATGAAAACCAGTCAGGTTCATGAGGGCAACCATTTGAATCGTCTTTCCAAGACCAGGTTCATCACAAAGAAATCCTCCAGAGCGTGCTTGAGGATAACCCCTCCAAAGGATACTCTCGGAAGGGTTCGGATGCGACAAGTAGACGGGGTAACCATCATCAGCTTGAAGACGCGCCACCCTAAAAATGGGCGAAGTGATGGATGAACCTCTCGCTTCACGCGCGGCCATCCATGCAACACCTTCGCGTTGAAACGGCGCTAGGACAAAGGGTAGCCTTTCTTCCAAGCCATCCCAAGGGAGACGCCCTTCACAAGGTGGTGCTTTACCCTCTTCTAAATTGTCAATAAAGGTTGTGTGAAAACGACGGTTTAAAGGAAGAGCCATAAAGGCAGACAAACGGACCTTGCATGTCAATGTCTTGTCCCACCCAAGATCTTCTACCTTGAGGGTGCAACCGTCGGCGATTTTTTTCTCAATCGCTTTGATGGTTCTTTCGTCTTTAGGCGATACAATCTCTGGGTGCTTTATGATGAGATTCCATGAAATTCCCTCACGTTTGCCAATGGAAACCAACCTGAGTTGCTGCGAAAAATCAAGGGATATCTCCCACTTCCCTTGAACAAGGGTTAACATGTTTTAACAAAAGAGGTGTGGTTTCATAATTCTATTTTCCTTCTACATAAATTCAATCTGAGCACGGAAAATTTATTTGTTATACCAGGACTTGGCCTGGGCGAGTGTTTCGGCGGTAGCGCCTACGTAAAACAACGATTCCTCCAATTACAGTGAATGAAAACAGTGTAAACCCAATTACGCAAATCCAAGGAAATTCATAGTCAGATCTTCCTCCCCGTGGCGAAGTTGAGCTTTCAGGACGGTCTAATAGTCGCTGTAAAGGGGAAAGGGTAGGGGAGTCGGTAGGTAACCGGCTATTGCTCTCTGTAGGTGAAAGTGACGGTGATCTACTCGGTGACGGAAAAGATGAAGGTGACGGAGAAGACGAGCTACTTGGGGATGTAGAAGACGAGCTACTTGGTGATGGAGAAGCTGAAGGTGATGTAGAGGACGAGCTACTTGGTGATGGAGGTGGAGAGCTACTTGGTGATGGAGAAGACGAGCTACTTGGTGATGGAGAAGCTGAAGGCGATGGAGAAGTCGAGCTACTTGGGGATGGAGAAGCTGAAGGCGATGTAGAGGACGAGCTACTTGGTGATGGAGAAGCTGAAGGCGATGGAGAAGACGAGCTACTTGGTGATGGAGAAGCTGAAGGCGACGGAGAAGACGAGCTACTCGGGGATGTAGAAGACGAGCTAGTTGGTGATGGAGAAGATGAAGGCGATGGAGAAGACGAGCTACTCGGGGATGTAGAAGACGAGCTAGTTGGTGATGGAGAAGATGAAGGCGATGGAGAAGACGAGCTACTCGGGGATGGAGAGGACGGGCTACTTGGTGATGGAGAAGCTGAAGGCGATGGAGAAGACGAGCTACTTGGGGATGTAGAAGACGAGCTACTTGGTGATGGAGAAGCTGAAGGCGATGGAGAAGAAGAGCTACTTGGTGATGGAGAAGCTGAAGGCGATGGAGAAGAAGAGCTACTTGGTGATGGAGAAGCTGAAGGCGATGGAGAAGACGAGCTACTTGGGGATGTAGAGGACGAGCTACTTGGTGATGGAGAAGCTGAAGGCGATGGAGAGGACGAGCTACTTGGTGATGGAGAAGCTGAAGGCGATGGAGAAGACGAGCTACTTGGTGATGGAGACGGTGTTGGGGGAAAGCAGGCTTTCGTGAGTCTGACATCATCAATAGACCAGTCAGACGCCCATTGGCCTCTGATATAATAAACAGGTGCCCATCGAATGTAATAAGCTCGAGATATATTTTGTGGTAAGGTCAGATTCCACTGTCTCCATTTGGTTGAGGGGATAAGGTCCGGATGAGTACGTGCTCCTACGACTGATAAAAGCTGAGGTGAAGAAGTATCGTCGCAAGGCACAATATAAATGTTCATTTCCCAAAGATGGGATGCAATTCCATTGGCATGTAACCAAAATGTTAGTTCACATCCCTGACGGTGCCAGTTGGAGATTATAAGGGGTGAGTCCATCCAAACTTCACCCAAGCCGTGAGGATGAGAGCCTTCAACGGCAAAGTAGTGGCCTTGTCCTGAGGTATGGTCTCCTTCAGGACCTGTTCCGTCAGAAGGTGTTGACCCATTTCTATAATACCAGTCTTCAGAGTTTCCAAATCGATCTGATGCATCTCCTGTAAGATCAGGGTGAAAGGCAGTTCGCCGCGCCGCCTGATCAATCCTCAAGGTCTCATAGGTGTCAAAAGTGTAGAGTTTATCTTCCATCCAACATGCCTCTCCAAGTGGTCGTTCCAGGGCGACACAAGAGTGGGGGCACAGTTCATAAGTTCCGCCCGTGTGTCGGCTGAGAATCAGAAGAGGAACGAGGGCACCCAACCTCATCTACTACAATTTTGAAGTGATAATCGCAAAATTTTGTCTACTGAATCAGAGAAAATATAAAATGATATGGAAAATTTCTTCTCACTCTTGTCAAAGTGATTGCACCAATGAAAAAAAAAATTTTGGCTTAATAATAAATGCAGTCTTCGTGTTTGGTGTTTATTTTGCTCTTGGTTCTTGTTGCCTTTCTCATCCAGGCAGTCCTTATCGGTACCCGGTGGTGGGGTCATGCCACCCCTCCAACGGACGGCAAATATTCCATCGCACGAAATGTGGGTTTGTTTGGGAGCCAAATGCCCAATGTAAAGGACAGTGACAAGAAGGAGACAGGCGGCAAAGCTCGTTTGGCTCAGACCTTGTCTACAGTCGCTTTGGTTCTTGCATTGTTGTCTCTTCTCCTTGTGATTTGCTTGACATCTCACAAACGGGTTCCATCTTGTGGTGTCCGTAATGGTGCAACCATCACAACTCTTCTTGCCTTTGCCGTCTCCATCTCGGCTTCAATTTTTGATACGCGGTACATCAAGAGCATGACAGGCATTTCTTATGGTGTCGCAGTTCCACTCCATTACGTATCATCTCTCATGCTATTGGCAGGTGCCGTGTTGTTGTTTTGCAAGATGAAAGGCTCCCCATCAACTATGATGTCAGCACCTCTCGGCAGTACGGCCCTTCACGGGTAAATAAAACGAGAAATTTTCATATGGAAAGAATGTTCTGGACGCCCCAACACATATCACGATGGTGGATCTTGGGAAGGTGTGGTGGATAAGCCCTCGTCAGTAGCTTCTTTTGTTTCTGCATCAGGATCTTCTTTGGGGACCCCTTCATCGACAATGACTGGAGCAACAGCACTATGAGAATCATGTCGGCCCCACTTGACCTTGAACCACAGACGGTCATGGATATAATGAGCAACAAGCTTGAGAACCGAATCCAGCAAACCAATTTCAAGGGTTTCCTTTATGTCATCGGTCACAATAAATGCAATAACCAATGTAAGGATAAATGCCACTAGGCGCCAAGAAATGGCCCTTACCCAAGTCCGCCAATGGGTTTCCATAGAGGAGATTTGTATTGTGGTCTCTCAAATCAATATTATACTTTCCTTCGTTTTCGTTATCATCTCCGAGGTCCTTTCCCCGAATTGGGAGTAAATGTTTATGCCGAGTCATAATGATCACAATGTTGATCACAAGGCCAGTGATCATGGCGACATGAAGGGAAAGGAGATTGAAGGAAAAGAAAAGGAAGACAATCTAGGTCCCAAGATTCAAAAGTTTACTCAACGGCTTACCTTGAAAAATGCCAAAAAGCAATGGGGTCATTTGGCCCACGTTCCTTCTAAACCCAAGCTCGGAAAAGACGTTCGGATTGTTTGTGAATTCCAACCAAGGGGAAACTTGGCCAAGGTCAACGGCTTGATGGGTAAAATAGTCCGTCTCACAGGGACGCGGTGGATCGAAGTAGACATTACAATTGATGGCGCGATTTATACCTACCGAACCACTCCAAACAACTTGCGCTACTGTATGTAATTTTATTTCGATGGTTTGTGACGGCCGCGTCGAAGTCTTGCCTTTCTGGATTTTTTACTTGTAGAGCGGCGACGGCCCAGACGTGGGGAGACTTTCCTTTTATACATCGTTTTTGTCAGGAGCACGATAAAACCCAAGAACTTTACGCTCTTTCGGCTTGGTGTAGGATTTTGCAACCACGACGACAGGCCTGCCTCCGAGTTCCTTGAGCAACTTCTTGATGTAAGATGGAAAGTCTCCGGCAAGTTCTTCCCCCTTTTTGAAAGCATCCATAAACACCAAGATGTACTTGACCATAATGGTCCACTCATTCATGTCCCGCCCTCCAATTGTATAACCAAATTTGTGGTGCTGGGTGCCAAAGATGCTTCGAATCGGTGCAATGTCATAATCCTCGGTGGCTTCTCCCAAGATTGTTGCTTGACCACCTTGTTTCCACTCATCCGGGCGTGGCCGAGGTTTACGTTTCAAAAGTGCTAGTGGACGTGTCGCCACTGGCATTGATTCAGCCTTGTGACGATCTTCAAAGTCAAACACAACGGCAGGCAAATTACCACAGAATAAAACTTGATCATTTTCCTCCGCATATTCGCCGGTCATGGTGTAGCCAAGGGTCACGGAGCGTCTCTCCACCCCGTCACCCCAAAATGCAAGTTTTCCCTTTTGAATGACATCTCCGCGAGAAAAGTACTTGCGCAAAATACCTTGGATAAAGGTTTTGGCCTTAAAGTGCTCCATGTCATTGGTGTAGAGGGGGGTCCTCCTTGAGGTCTTTGGGACTGACCTTGTCAAGATGGAGACTGAACCATCGCACGGGATCGGCCATTCTTCTTTTTTAGCGGGACTATAAAATTCTACGGTATTCTTGCGTTGGGTCCTTCTTTATCTACCTCCCTCCCCTCCATTAAAATGAACCCTGAAATCCCTCCAGATGAAGAACCCAAGCCCAAACCCCGTCGACTCCAAATGGGACCCGACGGAAAACGCAGGGGTGGGACACGGGAAGAATGTGCAACCATGTCAAAGCGAGCCCAAATTTTTAGAGGAGCACGAAAAGACTGGAAGGCCTGGGTCAAGACAGAAATTGCTTCGGGGCGTCAACGGCCTGCCCAGATCATTCGTGATTTGTTTGAAAATGAGATGGATGCAACCAAGGAAAAAACCATACTGCAAATCAGAGTGAGAGACTTTCTCCGTTCCATACCCCACATTGGTGTTAAAAAGGCGGAAACCTTGCTCGTCATTTCACAATTGGCGAACGATAGATGTTATCGCCGCCTGAGCTATCTCAAGCGTGACCATGTCAGGAAGCGTCTCACAGACGCTCTTGATGCGTGGTATGACCAATACAAAATGGAGCAACGTTACAAACGGAGACGAGACAAACCCGTTGCTCTCGCAGGGTGTGCTAAAAAGACCAAGGAAGAAGCCGATGCAAGGATAAAAGCTGCTGCGAAGAAGGATGAAGAATCAGAAAATCTACCCAATGAACCCAAGGAAATAAAATAATTTATAGGGCTGAGGTCGAATGAATTGATTTCATGATACAGGCATAGGCCATCAAAAACAATACAGTTTCGGGTTTATTTTGACGGCAGAGATCTGTGGTGTTAAACTTCTGTTGTAACACATGCTTTTCGCTGAAGGAGCCATTTCGATACCTTTAATTCCATACGCTAATGGTGTTTATAAGATACAAAAAGACGGTTCATTTACATGAACCCTGTAAGAAGTTTTTTATTTCAATTCCTTGTAAAGAGTTTGTGACAAAATTCCTGCACCGGGCACTTTAGTGTGTTGATAGCCACTCAAAGCATAGCTGAGAAGATTCATTTCTGCACAGTTTTTCTTGGTGCAGTTCTTCTCTATTAGAGGCGTGTGCAACCAAACAGGCAGGTGAGAATCTGGATTGAAATCTCATTTTCCAAACAAAATTAACCTTGGTTTTGATTTTTCGAAAATTCCCACCCGCCTGTTTGGTTGCACACGCCTCTAGAGGTCTAGCCAATTGAATATTCACTTGAAAAATTTTAAAAATTGCCTTATCATTCCTTGTAAAATTGCATTTTTTATTTCATCCGTGTTTTAGGGGCGGGCGGCTGAATGCATTGCTCGCACAAAGCATACATGGAGGCGTGCAGCTACATCTACGTGCTTCGGCTTGAGGGCGGCAAGTTTTATGTCGGCAAGACGAATAACTTGCAATCACGCATTTGCGACCACTTTGCAGGAAAGGGTGCCGCTTGGACAACCGTGCACAAGGTCGTTTCCGTCTATTCAACATGTGTGATGAAGAGTCCTCTAGACGAACATGTCACCACATTGGAGATGATGCACTTGAAGGGAATTGAAAATGTGCGCGGTGCCGAATTTGCGAGCCCGGTGCTGACACCCGATCAAAAGGAGGCCATCCGACACGCACTTGCAGTTAGGAACGATGTATGTTTTAAGTGTGGTCAAGCCGGCCACTTTGCAAGACACTGTCCAAAGGGGAAGAAGAAAGTTGCAACAAGACCATTGAAGACGTTTGTATTCGCAGGAAGAGCGGCTTCCGCTCTGGCAGATGCGGCGAGTCGTACAGACACCACCCTGAGACTCCCTACACACCATGCTCCGTCTGTGCCATCTGTGCACACACGTAGCTTCCCCGAGTTGTGGTGGCAACTCTGTTTAAGGAAAAAAGACGACCTGCTGCGGAACCTTACACAGACCAATGTGGACTACATGGTAGGCAAATGCATCGCTGAACGGGCCGTCAAGTTTCCAAACATCTTGCATGGGGAGACACCTCTGTGCTGTGTCTATTTTCATTTTGACATTGGTTTCAACAAGCGCGAGCATGGCTACTACTTTCGTACAGCTACATTTGTACTGGTGACTGAACGCTTGAACTTGCTGCAATGGAGATCTCATTTCCCACATGATGGAATTCCGGTTACGAAACGAGTCACATGTTTCGACCTTGAACATCCGGACCAAGCGTCGATTGCCAAAGCCAAGCGCTTCGTCTCCCAGTCAACACACCACTCAAAGGTAGCCGCCGAATTTATGGAATGCGGATATTCTAAAAAATAAATTGGTTGCAAAACCAATCCTTTTTCTTCGAAAAAGAAACTGATATATTTCAGCCAAGCTTGGCCATTGCACGTTCAATGGACTCAATTTGGGTCTTGAGCTCGTCAGTTTTCTTTTTTTGCTCGACGAGATCGGCGCGCAGGGTTTCAAGGTGCGTTTCAAGGTGCCTCTTCCTATTGCAAATGGCACAGTAGCGATCATATCTAACGTCACCACCGCTGTTGTACTTCTTGCTGGGATCACCGCATTCCAGACATTTTCCTGCACAGTCCTTTGGACGACATTCAGAACAGACGTCGATGAAGTCGGGTCCATCACGGTGTTGGAAGAATGTTCCAACGCCAAGACAGTAGACACACCGCTTGGCGCCCAGGTATCCGGAATATGGACTACAACAACGCTCGCACTTCTCGGGAATGTCTTTGTAGGAAGTGTCCTTGGGTACCTTGATGGTATTGGGACAGTAGCGTAGACGTCGAGAGCCATACACGACATACAAGCAAGGAACAGTCATGAAATCTTGGTCATCGTCGCGCTTGGTCTCATCGTCTCGCTTGGTCTCATCGTCGCACTTGGTCGAGAGAGAGGTAGTATCCATCGTCTGCAGACTTGAGTGTGGATGAACCTAAGTTTGTGTAGTAGACTGATTATTTGATAAAAACGTATCTGCAGTTTGGTTGGTTTAACAGGAAAGCTGTCAACACATCTATATTATTTGATGTAGACTCCCCCAAAGACGTCGTCCAGGCTGACGTAGCCACCGTACTGGTCATTGAACACTCGCTTGAATGCGTCTACATCTTGTTTTGCGAGGGGTCGAGAAGGAGTCATAACAATGGATGTTCCTTGGACGGCGAGTCGCGGGAAGGAAAACGGTGGTCGGCCAGTGAACGATGGGTCGTGACTGTAAACACTGTCGACAAGATATTCCTCTCCGACAATGTTTGCAAAATCCCGAATTTTATCCTTGACCATTTTGAGGTGGGCTTCAAGAATTTCATCGAGTTCCTTCTTGGAAGGTTTTGATCTCCCGTTTTCTAGAGATACAATGTCAATCTTGAAAGAAAACTTGATTGGTTTCCCATTTTTCTGGTTCGAGGATCGACGATCCACACGAGACCTTGACCTGGAACCACCCCTGCGCAGCGGACGAGACTTGCGACGGACAGCGGGTCGTCGCTTAATAGGCTCCTTGACCCATCGATACACGCCTCTTGAGTTGGCTCTTGACAGATACCAATCTCCGTCGTTTCCCTTGCTCCGCTTGCCTCTCCACTTGGCATCATTGGCTGGGTGGGGAGGTGACGGCCTCAGTCTGTATTTTTGCGACGTGAAATGGATCTCGACATTATCTTTAACCCTCCCCAACAAAATATTCTCCTCCTCCGAACAAAATGTCCCCCCCCCCTCAAATAAAACATGTCCTATCATGCTGCTCCCAATCCATGTGGTGGCGGAGGTGGCACCCCGATATGCATTAACGAATGTACCCATTCATGTCCAACCTATATCGAAGGCATGACTCTTGTACCCAAGAGTCCTCCGTGTCATTGCAATTGGGAGTGCCGTCCCGGTCTCAAGACCACATGTGTTGGCGGAGATGTGTTCGGGTGTACGCAAGACTGCACAATGCCTCCAGGCTACGATCACACTATGATTAAACTTTATCCCCCTACTTCATTGTGTGGATGTAATTGGGTAGGAAGAAACCCCACCCAGACACGTGCCGGCATGGCTTGTAACGCCCAAGCGTGTAACTGGGTCTCGGGGACCATCGACCCTGCTCCCGACGCGACGTTCAATGGTTTCCGCCGGGGTCTCCCGATGACGTGTGCCGTCCCTCCCGGGGGAAGTCAGTCCTACTGCCAGAGTCTGAACCACGGCGGTCAGTTTTACGCCTTTATGGATGATGACGAGGGTGACGGCAAAATTCTATCCTTTTCGTCTGGGTCTCCCGGCTCGGAAAATATATTTCTTTACCGTTTCTTATTTTTACAGTGTCGCGACCGCCGGCTTTTGGATCCACGTCTCTTCTGTTTCCGTTGCTTGGACGACCGAGACCGAGACTTTTTCTTTGGACACAAGGTTGCCCGGTTTTTTGAGGAAAGAGGTCCCCTTGGCCACCACATCTTCCCATCCTGCCTGGGCATCTTGGTGAGGAACAAACCCCTTGGGATCCTGGTTTTTTAAAAGTTGACCTTTTCTTTCCAGAGGGTCACATGGTCCATGCACGCGCCAAGTCTTCCGCCCGACGAAATGCTTTGTTCAGCGCCGGGAACTTATCTGGTGATGCGAGGATGAGGGGAAGAAATTTTCAATTCGAGAGAGGAGACCTTGGCCCTCTTCATACTTCCAGAGGGCCAGGTCGGGAGCATCCTCCAAGAGGCCAATTTCTTCTTCCAGCTGGTCAATGAGGTCAGACGCAAGTGCCTTACAAACTATGGCCCAACATAATATGAAATGTCGTCGTTTCAAAAGGTACATGAATAAAATTCCCTGTCATTCCTTATAAAATTTGTGTTGGTATGGCCTCCGGCCAACCTTACAGGCTACGCCTGGTGAGGGCCCTAGGTCTCGTCCGACATTTTATATTGTGTTGGGCCATAAATCCATTTTACATCATGTCTGGGTTTTCCTTTTTTTTTGAACTTTTTCCACCTTCTAAACCACATTAGAAATGGCTTCTGCAGAACCATCCCCCGGTTCTGCCGATGGGAGACCCCTCTTGCAAGCCTCTCCCCAGTCCGAGTGTCCCATATGTAGAACTCCAATGACACGAACCCAAGCCCAAATGGATTGTCACCAATGCCGCCAGCCATTTCATTACTCTTGTTACCATCGCCACCTCCAAACCTCGGCCCGAGGCGGATGTCCCTCCTGCCGCTATGGCGCAATTGGCGAAGGGACAACCTTTTCGTCCTCTCCTCCACCTCATTCAACCGCCGCCCAAGCGACCACTCTGACAGTAAATCAAGTTTCGCCTCCTTCCGGCCCATTTCTTCCCATCCAGCAGCAAATGCCTTGGGGCGCCGGGGCCCCCTTCATGTATTCCCCCAACGACCCCATTGACCCACGCCTAATAGCTTACCGCCTCACCAAGTGCATAATGTGGTGCTACCTCTTTTTTATGATTCCTTCAATTCCCATCTATGCCTTTGTCACTTGGCCCTACACCATCCTCATATGGACAAGCGGCCTGCTGGTCACGTCCTTCATTCCGAACCGCTTTGTTAACCCAGCCTTGATTGTCCATGTCCAGTACCTTCTCTACGCGTCGCTTGGAACCATGGTGCTCGGAGGTGTTCTTGGGAGCGTCTTGAGTTCCGATGAATCCTACGGCCTACTCGCCGCCTATGCTCTCATTACAGGTTTTCAACACGGATTTTATGTTTGTGCAGCTTGGCTTCTCTACCGCCACGGAAAGTTGTTGAGGAACCAAGGCTTGCAAATCTAATTCTTTTAACAAAAGATGGATACGGTAGTGTTTGGGAACCTCACTTGGGAGGTTATGAATTATGTTGCCTTTTTGGCAGACTCCTCCAAGGAAAAATCTCTACACCAAAAAGCTTTGCTCATCCTGGCTTCCTTGACCTTGTTGATACCGTGTGAACCTTGCAGACGATTTTATTTGACATGTTGGTGCATTCACCCACCTAAACCCGGTGTTTCCTTGTGTGATTGGGTCTATGACATTCATTCGATAGTGACTGCCAAGATCAAGGTCACCAAATCTCATCTGATCAAACCCACCGAATGCTTGGCCCCCGCCTTGTCTCGCCAAGAGCTTCAACGTCGTTTTCATTGCCTGGGTCGTGGTGCCAACCTTTCCATGGGCGCCCTTTTGGATTTTATTCTCATTACGGCTCATGGAGCCAAACGCCACTCCAAAGACCATCGACGTGCCCAGGCCTGGAAGGTCATGGTGGGTGCCCTCCACGCCTTTATCGGACTTGACCCCTATGCCCAACCCCTCGCCAAGGCCATGGAAAAACTTTTGCGTGGAAAAGATCTCAAGCGGACCACTTCTCCGTGGCATCTAGCCCTCCTTTTATCCGACAAGACCCACGAAGCCTTGGGCCCAACCAAACCATCCCACGCCTCCATCACAAAACGTCTTGATGAAGGGTGTGGACCCCTCTGCAAATGGTTAGAGGAACGTTTATGAATAAATTTATTTTTTAGAAGTCCTCTTGCGTCGTTTGGACACTGTAAAGGCAGAAATATCACTTGCAATCTGGGGATCACCAATCACCTCACGGAATTTCTTTCCAAGATCCATGGGGCGCCGTGTCTGGGGAAGGGGTGGCGAAGCCGAGTCGGATGATAAATCCTTTGTTGCCCTCGCAGGTTTGCGAGCCCCAGTTGCGGCTACCCCTGTCTTTTTGTTCCGAAGAACGTAGTAGAGGGCAAAATCTGCATAGGTCATACCGTTGGGCAAGACGGTTGAAATTCGAAATACATTGTCAGGTGTCGAATTGCGTCGGTCCTTCCGCAACTGACCCAGGTTGTGACGAATGACCGTCATGTCTAGCTTGGTGTCTGCCATATATTTATCCAAAGTTCAAAATCAAATAATAATAAAATAAACGTTTGAAAATATCCAAGTCAAACTCATATCCCAATAAACTCATGGCGTCTTCCTCTCAGAGCCAAGCCTATGCATCTGCCACTGCATCGAGCGTCCCACTTGTCCCCGAAACCATGTCAACCGTTATGCCTTCCTTTGCACCACCCTCGGCTCCTCCACCTGAAACCGACCAAGTCTCAATGCCCAAACCCCTCCTCGCCGACCATCTCCACAAGGTATGGTCAAAGCTTGTCATTGCCCAAGTCCAACGCACGATTGTCCCTCCAGAAGCCGCCACAACCTACCGCCACATTCGCCAAGAGACCTACCCCTATGGAGAGTTGATCTCCCAAGAAGCTTTTGAAGCCCTTTCTCCTGAAGACAAGTCCACTACCCTCGTGACTGCAAATGATTTCCACGGGTTTGCTGTCATCAAGGGACTTTCAGGTGGAGAAGAAGATGTCCGTTTGGAAAAGACGGTCACCTTTAACCCCAAGGGTGCGGATGAATTGGTCTTGACCCCTTACCAGATGACGTCGGACATGGACGCGTGGTCCTTTGGACGGTTTCAAGATTGTTCGGTTCCCTACTCCAAGGGTCTTCCTCGCCGTGGCCAGCTCTTGTGTGGTTTTGTAAATCAGTCACGCAAGGACGCGAACCGTTACCATTTTTACCGTTGGTTTGTCGTCTCTCAACAATTTATATCCTTGTGGAATGCCGTCATGACCAAGTCTTCTCCCGACATTGCAACCTTGCGTTGCCGCTCTGACGTGGACGCCCCAGAGTACCGACCATGGTCTCTCAACGCCCGCCGGTGGGCCATCCACAACCTTGAACTTGGTGCCGTCTCCTACCCCCTTCGATCCACTTACATTTTGATTTGGGCCTTTGTCGCCCGTGGCCTTGGCCTCCCACACAAGACTTTTGAAGGCGTTCCTCTTTGGACATGGCTTGACAAGAGATTTGTATAAAATTTATTGTTGTGACGCTTCGGCGGTTGCCTGGTAAACGTTGGTCAAGGCATGTTTCTTGGACGTCACATTTAATTTTTTGAATAAAGCACCAATCCCAAACAACAAAATTACAGCACACACAATCCCAAGACCCAGCAGAAACCAACGGAGGCCCTTTTGGCGTGACGCCACCCTGGAAGATTGGCAACACGCCGCAGCTTGGCTTTGAAGTGTATTCAATGGCGGCAGAAAGAGGGCCTTGCACTTTGTATTGGATGTCGATCCTTCACAAAAGAAATTTCCACCTGGCTGACACACCTTGGTGACAACATCATCTGCAGAAGTAAAATTGAATTGCGACTGGACATAGTCTTTGCACGTGTCGGACGACTTTTGAAACTGGGACAACCACTCGCCGCACGTAACCCCGCAACTAGGCTTGGTGATGAATTTGTTCGGAATGGAGGTGAGGGTGTCGAGAGAAAAGGCTACACCTGTCGATCCGCACAGAGAAAAATCATTCAAGGAAGATTGGAGTAGGCCCGGTGAGGCGTAGGTAAGGATGGTACATGCTTGGGAAGGCGTCAAATGTCCCGGGACACTCTGATCCCACTCCACCTGGATGGGTTGTTGGACCACATTGGACATCAAAAGGACATTGTCAATCAGCTCAGGCGCCCCATTGTTACCTGCTGTCATGTCTCCTACATCTTCATTGGTGGTCAAGACGGTCATGAGGAGGTCGCCAAGGGCGGCACTGACACCGTCGGGCTTGCGAGTCGGGAAGACACTGAATAAAAACTTTACACAAAGTTGAGCCACGGCACATTGGCAAGTAGAGGGCTGGACCCCTTGGGCTTGGATAAATCCCTGGCACATTTCAGCCGACAGGTTCCCCTCATTGTATTCTTGGCGAATGTATGCTATCATGTCTAAAAAGGCAATCAAGAAACGTCGAATTTGTGAGAAGGGCACGCTGCCTTCAATAACATCACTCTGCGGAACTTTTGCAATGTTTTCGATAATGCCTACAGCTTCTGCATAGGAAGGTCGTCCTGCAAAACACGTGAGAGACGCACCTGAAGACGTTTCGGGTGGTTCATTCGTGATGTTGCAGCAGCCATTGGGATCGGTAGTGGAACACGACATACTTGCCGTGCAACCCGTGGTTATAGAGTCATGTGACATATTTATTGGTGGTCTGGAAATTTTCAAGATTCAGATCGCAAACATTTGCGATGTAGTTTTTCCTACTAAAGTGTTCCTGAAATGGGTGGGTCTCTCGAGACAAGTGGTCCATTGAAGGACGTGCCTCAACAGTCTCCTCAGCTTCAATTACATCGTCACGAAGGCTTTTTTGGTGACGGTCCTTGTCAATGAACAAGACCTTGGTGTTGGGAGTCTTGCCCACATTTTCCACCATGTCCATGTGCTGAACCGACTGGACAAAAGTCAAAATGTCCATGGCCAAGAGACCCGATAGGCGATGAGGCAAGTCGAGACCTTGCAACGTTTGCGAGAGAAGAAATCTTGGGACCACAAGAAAGCATTGGGAGAATAGTGGGAAAATGATTTGATACACAAATTTGTTTGATCATTCATTTCAGATCTCTAGATTTGAAGACCCATTTGGAGGGGTTGAGAGAGGCTCGCGTCAAAGGCTTGGCCATCCAAGGAGGTGCATAAAGTCGATGATGATGGAGTCGATGGACAAGCCGCGACCGAGTTTACGGCCAAGGTCTTGTTCCAGGAAGCACCAAGGGGTGCATAAAATTTGTTTTGAATATTTACTTTGGCAAACGACGTACCATCTACACGCAAGGGATCAAAATAGGGGTCTTGCAAGATTTGAGCGGGAGTCAAAAAGACGAACCGTTTCCCATAATCGTCCACCACCTCGCCCTTCCCTGCCTCGGCCTTGGCTTGGATAGCCGAAGGCAACCATTGACGAATAAGTCGTTTGGCACCCGTTGCCGAGACAACCGTATCTGACGACACGCGAGGCATCTGGGCAATCTTGTGTCTCTCCATAAAGTCAATAAAGGCTTGAACTTCAGGATGGTCCTTGGGATTCAGAGGGGCAGGGGCACTTGGCGGAAAGATGGCTTCCTTTACCGGCTTGCCATCCACATCCACCGTCTCGAGACTTGGCAAAAATCCTGAAAGGGCATAGGTGGTGTGTAAAAAGGAGTAGAGGTCAAAATAGGACGAGGGTTGCAAGTCGATCCCCAACATCTTTCTTGCCTGACCATTCAACTTGGGAAGGCCATAGCGGTGGGGAGACCCAAGATCCATGGCCATCCCAAAGTCGATAATCTTAACTTCAAAGGGGAGCACGTGGGTCGTATTCGTGTAAAAGTAGACGATGGATTCTTCGTCTAGTTGAAGGGCATAGGCATAACCTTCCTTTTGGACCTCTTCAGGGAGTGACTGAATCGCAATGTTGGCGGGAGTCAAGTCATTGTGACGAAAGCGAGGACCCCAAACGGCCAAGGTATAAATGACTTGAAGAAGGATGACACGGATCCACCCAGCCTTCCACGCAGGTCCAGATTGGCGCATCCCATACAATAGGTCCTTGAGGTTGTGGGCTTCAAAGGGCGAATGGATAGGTTCCATGACCATGGCCCGTCTCACGAGTTTGCGACTGGTCTGCCCCTCTCCACCTTCGAACCAAACGGCATCCATGGACCCAAAAATACGAACGACGTGGGGAGACACTTGGTGGATGGCCAAGGTGGATCCGCGACAGAGACGGGAGAGTAATAGACCCACATAAATCTCGTGTTCGGCCACATTGTCGACCGTGGCCCCGTCTTCATGGACTTTGAGGACGATCGATACAGGTTTCCCAAAGGCGTCCTTTCCAAACACGCCCTCCGTGTCACGGTAAAGGACGGCCGATCCATGGGTTCCCACTCCGAGAGTGACAACCTCAAGGGGAACTCCCTTGGAGCTAGACAAGTCGGTAATTTTAATTGGGTGAGAGCTGGCCTTCAAGTCTTCTTGAAGCAAACACAACCATTCAACCAGGCGTTGTTGACTTTCACTGACCGACATTTTTATCATAGACGTAGCTTTCTTGGAAATAAATTGCAACTCGTTTCCTTCTTCTAATCGAAAATCCAGTTTCTTGTTCTGTAAAAACAGGATTGGTGTTATCGATAAATACCAGACTTGATGTGGTCAATTTTATTCAAGGCCAAAAGCCAACCTTGACATTTCTCATCCTCTATCTATAAATGGCTTCCATGCATCACGGGAATTCTGAAGCGTTGAAGGACCAGGCCGTCACGCCACTCGCCCAAGACCATGTGCCATGGATGAAACGCTACGGGTGGTGGGTAGTCGCCATCATTGTGGTTGCTGCCATTGTCATCATTGTCGTTGTGGTTGCTGTAATTAAACGCAAACACAGTCCGGACGATGACGCGAGTGGACCTCCTTCAGGTGGCCCCATCACCGTGGCCCAAACCTCCCACTCGGTAGGGGTGTTTGACATTCCCGTGGATGCCCACCCCGCACTTTCCAAGGTCTACGACTTGTGGCTTTCGGATCTCAAAGAATGCCCTCTTCCTCCTGCCTTGACTTCTCCCAAGGTCCTTGAAATGTGGGAGGCCTCATCAAAACCCTTGGATAAAGAAGGCTTCGAATTTTTTACCCAAGTGGAAGTCTACCTCAAGAACCATCACGAGCGACCTTGGGGAAAAGAAGACACAAAGGGAAATCATTGGTGGTCAGACCGCTTTGGCAAATACGTACGCACTCACCACAAAAACAGGATGAACGAAATTGTTCCTGCTTTGAGGTCTGTGTGTGCCGCAATGGGGTCCGAGGCGGAACGTGGTGACGATTCTATTTTTGGTGGTTACTTTTATTACCCCCCTAACGGGGTGCGCGAGTGGCACACTAACCGATTTGATGCCCTTGGGTGGCGTGGCTACTTTGTCCATGTCAAAAAGGAGGGTCGATCGGCCCTCAACATTATGCATCCCCAGGAAGGTTTCCAGTCCTTCCCCGACAAGAACCGCATCTTGCGCCTCTTCAAGGTAACGTCCAACCCTCCCCTCTGGCATTCTATCGTATCTTCCACCGACCGCTTTTCCTTGGGTTTCCGTCTTTCAGATGCGTGTGCCCAAGCCCTTATCCGACTTTTATCAAAATAAATGTTATTGTGGTCCATTCGCCAAGACGCGGATGGTTGTCAAGGCTGCCTCTAAAAACCGCATGGAATACCCACTTCCTTGGACTTTCTCAATAAAGGGGGAAGTTTCCAAGGTGTCTTGGGTCACCAAATCAATCGTCTCGATGGACTTGGGTTTGTCTGGATTGTGAAAGGGTGTCAATGCATTCACCAGGCTAGCGCGCCACCCAGGCGGTGTCAAACCTTCGGGTTCCATAAAGACAATTTTATGTACAATCTTGCCATCAAGATTCAGGGAAAATTCCCGTTCTGACTGGAGATGGCCGTAGGGAACAAGAAGAATTGAGACTTTTCCATCAAGAAAGGGACGAAGGCTTCGTGAAACGGAAGAAGACGCCCTTGAAGTGATTTCGGTAAAGGGCATCGCCAATTTTCCGTCAAGCCATCCACCAACCGTCGCAAGGACCACGGGTGAAATCGAGGCAATGACGAGAGCCTCCTCCTTGGCAAGTCCATTCACAACCTTTGTCACTTCACGCAATTTTGCCTCACATCCCAAGGGAAACAAATCACGTGGTGCCAGACGCATGTCGTCGGGATTTTCAAACATGAAACCCGTGATAGTGGCGCGACACACCGGACAATCGACACGGGACGATCGGGGACCACACCACCAGCCCTTGAGGCATTCCATACAATAACGATGATGGCAAGGAGTCACCTGGATGGGCGAAACTAGGACAGTTTCCCGGCAGATGGGGCAACTTGAATCGCCCGTCTCTGTGGCGGAAGACGGCACATGAAGACGGTAAAAGGCTTCGTCCATAGACAGGTTGATGTCCAAGAGGGGGTAGGGGCCAATACAGAATAAAAGATTGAGAAACTTTTGCTTCAATGCACTGTAGCTTTCGGAAGAAGGAAGGTTGATGGACCACGAACGTACGCCACGCCGGTAGCGTTCCATCTCTTGACTTGTGAGGACCACTTCGCGCATCAAAGTCTTGACCTCCACGGCTGCCAGAAAAGGGACGGGGGTGTGAACAAGGGCAGTTTCCCCGCTCCGCTTACGCTTGGGGATGACGGGATTATAGAAGAGTGTGGCCGGCTCAATGGTAAAAAGGGTCATCAGGTCCAAGGGGAGACGCCCGGCCACACTTGATGAGCACCGAGTCATTAGCCTCCACGCGTCGTCGCCTGGGTCACTGGAAAGACCCCAAAATTGACCAACGTTGAGTGACCGGATAAGAGCAAAGGTGGTAGAGGCGGCGTTGAGGGTGTGGCACTTGTCCAAGATCAAGGTTGAGAGCGGAAACGTTTCAAAGGAGGCACGACGTCTTACCAGCTTGGATGCAGAAATCACAATGACGCTGGGTTTGGAGGAGCGCAACTGATGTGCTTTGCGCAGGGCGGAAAGATCAACTGAGCACCGTCCGGATAACATGAGATGGATCTTGAGGTTAGGCGCCCAAGTCTCCAAGCATCGTTTCCATCGACCAAGATCGGCATTTTCACAAATAACCATTGCTGGGGGAGATGTCGCAGGTAGGGAGACGCTCAAGAGAGTTGCCGCAACCACTCGCTTACCATAACCATGTGGAAGCTTTAAGAAGCCTCCTGGTATGAGTTCAAGCCGGTTCATAAGCCATTCAATGGATCGCTTGAGTTGGGCAGGTGTAGACAAGGTACATACGAGGGAGGTGCCTGGAGATGTGGCTGGGAGTCTCGAGACAAACGTCTCGCGTTTACCATTCCCAAGGGGCTGCCGCAAAAGGGAACTATAAACCAAGTTATGAATGTCTTCACGGCTCCCACGCTTAATCATTTCATTCACAAGGGTGATTTGAAAAGGATGAAGCATCTCTCCCTTGGTCGCATGGAGTTTAAAAGTGGGTGATGGTCGAATAGGAAATTCAAGGTCGGTACGAAAGGAGTGATCTACCCCTTGAGGAACAATGCGCCAGGGCGTCGCTACGGTGCACCGGCTTACCCAAAGTTCTGGTTTGGTGTATACAAAACACGCGCCTGGAACTTGATGAATTTTCAAGAGGGAGTGGGTCATAACCCAATTCGATTCACGGCCCCGACGCCGAAGCCGCCGTTCAAAGTGACGATGAAAGTAACTATCCGTAAACCGTTGGCCGGGCTTAAACCTCAAGCATCCGCACGAATGGCCTTGACCCTCCGGGGTGTCAGCCGGACTGGACACCGTCACGGGCTGAAGGGCCGTCCATACGGGCGCCTCTCCCGAAGGCAATAACACAAAACGACGTTTAGAAATTTGAGCATTTTGGCCACTTCGACACGCTTCACATGGTTCCTTTGCCACACATTCTTCACAAGTGTAATTCAAATGCCAAGGACATGGCAGGCGGTCCATTTGTTAAAGAAGAAATATTTCGTGGATGCCAGTTTGGCTTCATCTCATTGGTTTGTTTAATTCTATTTCTTACTTTCCATGTTAAAAATGGCATCTTATTGGACCATCTTTAGAGGAGGCTTGGTCATAGCTGCAGTTGCCACGGTGATTAAACAATTGGTGTGACCTCCTTTTCCTCCACATCTAGAAGAGAAATGCATCTTTTGTGGCAAGTCTTTGTTTGCCCACCACATATTTGCTGTAGGTATGGAAGACATTTGTGGAGCATGCTTGGAGCAGGTCAACTGTGCAACGTGTCATGGGCGTTACAAGACAAAAGATAAACACTGTGAAACATGTCGAGGACAGTACAATGTACATGGATGGGAATAAATTTTTATTCACGCAAATCTTCAAGTGATTCTCATATTTTTCCATAGAAAATGTCGAGGTAAGGGAAAAACTTGCCAGCCAGGGAGGAGTTCATCTCATCTTGAAGGTTGGGATAAAGGCGGGTGAGAGAAGGAGGAACCGTCTTGGTCTGGTACCCCATGGGAGTCCATCCTGGAGACGGAACGCGGGGCAAGGAGGATGGAGAAGGGAGGCCGCCCAAAGCCCCAATCAGTCCAGCCCCGGGTAAATTTGTTTCGGTAAAGTTCATCATGGTCGTGACAGAAGACGTTGCGACTCCCCGGTTATTGACACCTGTCAGGACATATCCCCATGAAGCTGTGTTTATGGGTCTGGCATAGGGAAAGGTCCTTTTCAAGTCTGCCATCCAAACATTTGTTTCATCTTCTTGAGGGTTCAGGTAGTAGCCGTAGAGAGGAATTGTTTTTAGATTTTCAATCCCCAATGGTGCCATCCAAAAGGGAGGCACTGTGATCAGGTCCCAAATGTTGTTTCCCTGCGGGTTTGTCGTGTTAATAAAGACGGTGTCGGGGTGAGGGAGATCAACATTCCACTGACAATATCGTGATGAGGCATTGTTTACTGAAAACAAGGATCCAATGATTCCAATCGAATAGGTACCCACCGATGTAGGTGTGTAGTAGGTCCTAGCCGCTACACCACCTAAATACACATCCAAAAGTGCCACACCCGGAACATCATGAGACTTGTCATAGTAATGCATCCTCCCAGAAGACATTAACCCTATCGGCACATTTCCTGGTGCGAGACATGCACCGGGATCCATAACGGATGACTTGAGATTTTGTACGGCAGTCGCATTCCAAGCACATCCCCACAATTGTAGTGTCGACGAGGCGTCGATGGTACTGATGACGGCTACTCGATTCACTACATCCTTTCCATCAACAGTTGCCGGATTCAGTGCTACAAGACCAGTTTTCCAAGGCACTGGAATGTACTGGACCAGCATATCAACATAGGTCTGACCCGCCATGCCCAAGTAGCCCTTCCCTCCCCCGAAACTCTTGTCAAGAGCCATGGTTGTCGTGGAATCAAGTCCCAAGATGCCCGAGCTCGACGTAACCTTAAAACGTGCAATGTAGGTTTCAAGATCCGACGAAGCAAAAATGACCCAGATGAACCCATTTTCAAGACGAAGGTCCGAAACGGTACCGGTGTTAAAGAGGGCACCGTCCTTGTCCTCCCACAGGGTTTTGCCCGTCAGTTCTTTGGGAGCAAACGGGTCTTTTGGATCAGATTGGAGAAAATACCCGTCCATTCGGAGATACCCCGTGTCGGACAGAATGACTGGTCCGGAAGGCTGAGGCACATTGACGCCTGCCGATACAATCCCCCACCCCATTGTCGAAACATCTACTCCCGAATTGGGAGCCAACCAATCTTCTTCACCGGGGTAGGCCACCATGAGCTGAGCTCCATTCAGGACAGTGCCATACACGGAAATCTTTTCTCCCGTGTCTACACTTCCATGCAATTCGCCAAACACCCACGGTGCATCTGTCTGGTAGCCACCAAACAAGTTTCCGGCCGTGTCGACACAAAGGTTTTGGTTGGCCTTGAAACGGTTCGTCCTTGGCAAAATAGGTGTCATCTCATCCGGTTGACGTGGCCCCATCCCCACAAATCCAATTGGCGTCTTGGTTTGATCCAAGACCGGATTCCAAAAGACTTGTTTGATGTTCATGTAGGACATCTTGCAGTGATTGGGTGCAATGGGGTGAGAGGAGGGTCCACTACCGCTGTCTGGGACACATGTGAACTCGCCATTCACTTCTTTTTCGACATAGCCTGGCGGACAAAAAGAAATGCATTGTTGAAAGGCCGTGTTTGCAATCTGGGTCGGGTAGGGGTCTTTTTCGCCAGGTGCACGCACGACGCCGTCTGATCCATGAATGGCCATGACAACCACGGATCGACCATTGAATTCGTCTAGTTTTTGCATGCCTGCCGTGTAGAGGCGGTAGGACTCAATGGTGTTTCCCATGGGGGCCCATCCCATAACAAAGGGAGTATAGGTTTGGAAAGCCCCAACCTTGTGTACCACATCACTTTCCGGATTGCAAATTTGTGGATCCACAAAGGCCGTGTTGTTTGCATTCCGTATGGCCCCTTGGGCTAGACCCCCTTTCCAATGGTGGCGGTGAGGATGGCGGTTTGTTTGATCTTTCCCGGATTTACTGTAGCAAAGTGTCAGAATAAACACGGTCAAGGTGAGGACCAGGACAATGACACCCAAAACTACGACCACAGACCACCCCATGATGTTTTTATCTTTAAAAGGTTTTCAGTAGCTTGATATCTCAGATAAAAATGTCTTGCTCGTCAATGGACATAAAACCTCAAGTCACCAAACCTTAATCTTTTTGTGTTTAAATTGACTTGTTTGAATGGGCCAGAATGATTTCAAGTCATCAATAAAAATGCTTGGTGGAAGTGCATCTGCATCTAGATCTCGTTTAGGCTTTTCTCGTGGCCGCGATTCATCCGGAACGGAGCGCGCCATTCTTGGATTTTCAAGGGGTGCCACCCGTGGATCCCTGGGTGTTGTCAAGTCTCTCTATGCCAATGCCGCCCATCCCCGCCTAGGAACAACCTCGAGCGACAGTGGACCTTCTGAGCGCACCCAGCGCCGTGACCCCATGGAGCGAAAACCCAAGTCCAAGGGAGGCGGGTGTTCAACTGTCGGAGGCACATGCTCCATCCCAATGCGCGACCGCTCCAATCGACGCGAAGCCATTGCCGAGCACCACCGCCAAGAGGATTCAATGTTTCCCAAGCCTGGAGGTGTCAAGTCGGGAGGGGGTGGAAGTAACCGCGGAGAAGGCGGTCGCGGAGGCATGTACCAGCGCAAGGGAATGAATCTCCCGGATTTCTTGAGACGTGACTACTCCAAGTATAGTGGAGGAGGAAGCCGGTCGGAAGAACCAACCTACGAGGAGCCACCCTCTTCTAGGCCAGCCGCGGACCGCTTTGGTGGTCGTCGTTTCGGCGGTCCTTCTTCTTCATCCCGCGGCTATTCTGCCCCGGAACCCGAACCTGAAGTCTACACCTTTGGACCTCCTACCGTCCAAGTCAAATCATCGCGTTCCTACGACGATTCGCCTTCGCCTCCCAGACCCCCGAAGCAGGTACGTTTTGAGGACGAAGTGGATGTTGCTGAAGTACGCCGTCCTGCAGTCGTGTTTGAAAACGAGCCTGCTTATGAAGATGCCGGGGAAGTTGAAGAAGACTTGGCTGCTCTTGATCGCCTTGCACCTCGAGACGACTACCCCGGCTCGTCCTGTGAAGAACCGCGCGAGGTTCCTTCATCCTCCTCTCCACCACCCCATCGTGGATCTTCTCGTCCATCCTCTGAAGACGCCTCCCAAACCGCAACTGCCCTGGAACAAAAATGGGATTCTCTTCTTGGCATGCTCGACGAGCGCTTTTCATCTCTTTCTTCGCGCTCCCAAGATCTTGAAAAGGTCGTGGAACAATTGGCCAAGATGCAAATGGTCCAAATGGAAGCCAAGCCCGAAGCGGCTCCCCAGCCAAAGGATTCCTTCTATGGCAAGGTTGGTCGATCCAAGTTGCCCTTCTTTGTGACCCTTCCTGAGGCTGACGTCCCGGAAGACACCTTTGAAGAAGCTTGTGATTGTCTGGCCGCCAAGGGCGACTGGATCCAATTGACTGACCCCGTCCCTCACCCCGTGACTCAAGCCTCTTGGTATGAAGCCCGTCACATTGACCCCCAAACCGGCATCCGGTCCACCTTTTGGGCACCTGCCGCGATGGAAGACAAGCAGTGTTTCGAACGCTTTGCAGCCTATCCCTGCTGAAGCTTTTTTTGACAAGAGAATAACACAACATTACAATGTTTTACGTGATAATTTCTCAGTTTGTGTAAGTGCAGATTTTCTTGCAGTGGACCCTAATGAAACTATAATTTGCAGTGTCATTTCATTGAAGAAAGAAACCGTCAGTCCACATTGCACACAGCATGCCAACGAACCGCTTCGTCCTGTCTCCGGCGTCCGCCACAAGATCGATCCCAAGCTACTTTACCAAACCAGACTACGATGTTTGGACGTTTCCTCTTGACATCCCCAAGTCGTGGACGTCACTTGATGGTCTCACCTACAGCGGACCCAAGCCCCACGGAGTCGCTTTGAACAGAACTTCTAAAATGTCATTCATCGAACTATGCAAAGGAGGTCGTCTTGACGAAGCCAAGGCTTTATTTGAAAATGTGGAGATGCTTGAACTCTACTCCAGGTATGGTCGCCAACAATGTTTAGTCGATGGTCAAGCCCTCAAGTGTCAAGCTGAAGTGGAAGAAATCTTTCACACAGTCAAGAATCTCCGGGGAGAGCTCTCTGCCGAGCTTGAGATTATCCATCACCTTGAAGAATGAAATAAGTCTTGGGCAGCATCTTTTGCTATCGCCATCGACTTGGGATCGGATCCATAGACCGAGACATGATGATCAGGGTAGGCAATCGCGAGACCCGAAGGGGTTTCACCAAAAGGTTTCGTGTAGATGGCACCCGTGGCATCTAAAAATGCTTCTGGTCCACAAGGCTCAAAAAAGTTTTTCATGGTTCCCTTGGCATGTGCATCTGTGACTATAATATTTTCCAAAACCTCCATCCCTTTACCCTTGACCGCAAACACTTGATGGGTCCCAGGGTCCTCCCACGCCTTGTTTTGATTGGTGACCTTGAAAACATGACGACTTTTCATAAAGGGTGTCAGCCTGTAGGAAGCCTTGCCACTCATTTTATTCTAATGTCCAAATTTGTCTTGACCAAGCCATAGACCATACAATAAATGCTTGAGATCAAATCCCGCCGATCGAGGGGTAAAACGGAAAACGTCCTTCAGGAGCCTGCCGAGGTGATCACAAAATCAAAAAGGAAGCCTTCTGAGGCAGGAGACAGAACAAAGAAGAAGAAACGATTCTCTGGCAAAGACATTTCAAGCATGTTGGGGGACGGTCCCGAGTCCACCAAAACTCCGGCCAAGAGGGTACCACCTTCCCTCCTCGGGGCCACCCGTATCAAGATGAAGGGGGTGGAACTCTACCATCGGCCTCTTCCTGACCTACCTGAAACCCTCGTGGGCAACACCTACAAACCACGAGTGGATGGAACCTACTCCCTCCCCTTGGATTTTTTAGGGCCGCTCGAAGCGGGGTCCATTGAGAAAACATGTGCCATTCAACCACGTGACATGTCGGCCATGTTTGGAGGCAAACCTCCACCACCCTACCCCACTACCCAGATCTTGGTGGACGAAAAAGGCCAAAAGCGTCTCCATGTCAAACGGGCCGTCGGCTATGCCATGTGGGGACCTGCCAAACCTAAAGACGTTGCGGCCTTGGGCCAAAAGACCATTCGTAAATCCCATGTGGCCTTCAAGGGAAAACTTTGTGATGGCACATGCAAGACGCCGCCCCAACGCCAGGCCGTCGACAGGGTGTTAAAGTTTTTGCGCAAGATGGGTCCGACAGGTGCAGGCCAAGGCATGTTGGTGGCACCAACGGGGACGGGCAAGACGGTCATGGGGTTGGCCGTCGCTTCCGAATTGGGACCCGAAGACCGCCCCAATCGTCGTTACAAAATCGCCGTGATTTGTCACCGGACCGAGCTGATGGTCCAGTGGAAAGAACGGATCCAAGAATTCTTGCCAAAAGCCAAGGTAGGCTATGTCCAGGGCGAGGAATTTGACGTGATTGGTAAGGATGTTGTTGTCATCATGATTGACTCTCTCCTCTCACGGGGAGAAACACCTGAAGACGCACGAGCCGGACGAGCGACTGACGAAGCGGCGTTTATGGAAGCCTTTGAAGCCCACATGACCAACTCACGACGCACCCGCAAAGGAACAAAGGTCCCGAAGGCCACCCTTCCCAAGGGCTTCCGCAAGTATCCGGCTTTCCTCCTCCGCCAATTCGGTCTTGTCCTCTATGACGAGGGTCACCACCTGGCGGCCAAGGGCTACTCCCGCGTCATGGGCTACCTCCCGTCCCTCTACTCCCTCACCCTCACCGCGACGCCTAAACGCAGTGGCAAGATTATCCCTCAACTCTTTTGGATTTGTGGGCCCGTCATTGTACAATTCCCTAGGGCGTGGCAGGCCGTCAACCTCAAGGCAATCCGCTATGAAAACCCAGAAACCCAAGTCCTTCGATGGCGTGGCGACCTTGTGGCCGTTTGGGAAATGTCAAAAGACATGGCGTATGATTTCGATCGGAACGACCGAATCGTCACCGAGGTCAAGGCAGCCCTCCAGGAATGCCGCCATGTCCTTATCTTTACCGAGCGGGTCAAACACTCCATTTTTTTGGTACGGCGTCTTCAGAATTTACGTATCGGTCGTGACGTTCCCGAAGACCCAAAACGTCCACAAATCGTGGGGTGGTACACTCCAAAGTATTCGAGAGAAGTGCGGCGCAAGGAGCTCCAAGCCCGAGTTGTCGTGACAACCTTTCAATATGCCTCAGAAGGGATGGACGTCAAGACCCTAGACACCTTGATCCTTGCGTCTCCCCGCTCAGAAATGGAACAAATTGTTGGGCGTATTTTTCGTCCTTGCCCAGACAAAAAGACGCCACTGATTGTGGATATCTATGAAGACTATTATGATTTTTATTTGGGGATGTGGAGAAAGCGTCACCGCTTCTATACTTCAGAGGGTTACGTCATGGAGATGGACGACCACATGGTGGGTGAAGTGGCCGAGGTAGACGAAGACACGACAAAGCTTCTGGAAGACATTCCTTCAGACGAAGAGGACGTCTGTGTCTATAAAATCTCAGAGGACGGGCTGGGAATCGATTCCAAGACGGGCAAGTTTGTCAAGGGAGAAAAAAAGAAATAAACCTACACTCCACCAAATAAAAAATCAAGAGGATATCTTTTCATCTCATGCATACCCCCACCCCTTGCTTCTGCTTTTACTCCACTTGCTTCCACATAGGCATCAAATAACTTGTCATCCTTGTAAGACTTCCAATCTTGTGTATCAAAATGCTTACGAATTGCCTCTTTAGTTGTCATATGATTGTAATGAACGTGCCACCCTTTTTGTCTTTCACTCTCACTGAACAATGGTAAGCGTTCCTTGAGAATTTTTTTGTATGCTTGTTCATAAGTTCTCAATTGAAAATGCAAAAGTAGAAAGCGTTTGGGCCACACTCTCATTCCTTCAAAGGCTACCTTGTGTCCACACCCAAGATCAACCCTCTTATCACCCTGAATCCACACATCCAAACGGTCATCCGTGTCTGGCGGCTTGCATTTATCAAAAGTGTCAAGAAGTTTCCCACACATGTCAAACTCCTCAACGGGACCGCAGGTAATCGTCATGTGATCAACTGCATTATATCCTTCACTTTTCACAACTTCTAGAGCTTCAGCCAAAGTAAGATCTTTCCAAGGTGATCTCCGCATTTCATCTGCATCAACATGCATCACCCACCAGCCTTGATAGATGTCATGGGCAATTTGAGCCTTTTCCTTCATCAAGGCCTCCAAGTTAAACCTCTTTGGTTGGATTTTGGAGGCCTCTGTGCGACCAATTACCAGGCTTTCAGGTCCATACCGTTTTGTCAAGCCCTCCAAAATGGCCCAGCTACCGTCAGTTGAGCCGTCGTCTAGCACATGTACCTTGACGCCTTGGTCAATAAGATCTAGAATTGTGGCACAAATAATATCTTCTTCGTTGTAGCAATTTACCAAGGCCACAACCCGTGTCATCAAGTTGTATTTTATTGTATATTGAAAAAAAACGAGTAGATTATATTTGTACTTGAAAAACCCATGGCGGACGACGAAGCCAAGGAGGCGTTGTGTGATAAGGAGGAATGGTCCATGTATTTTTTGGTGAACCAAGACCTCAAGATGTCACGAGGCAAGGTGGCAGCCCAAGTGGGACATGCCACCCAAGACATGGTTGAAGTCCTCATGAAGTGGCATTATGAGGGGAAGAGGCGGAGGGCCAATCGGGTCAAGGGCTACATGGCGTGGAAGGCAGGAGGGGCACGTAAAATTATTCTCAAGGCACCCCAAAAGGTTTTAGAGGGTCTAGTTGAAGAAGTTGACGCCTTTCCAGTCCATGATGAAGGGAGGACGGAAGTCGCACCTGATTCGTTGACGGTTGTCGGGTTTTTACCTACCAAGGAGGGAAAGCTACGATTTGGTGATTTTCACTTGGTATAATTGGTATGGACTTCTAGATATATGATAAATATTTATATATTTAATTTTTCAATAATATCTTTTAGATCTTTAATCTCTTGATATTCAAAATCATCTTTATAATTACAGTAATAACAGGTATTTTCATCTTTATCTTTACAACATCCTGAACAAACTGAGTCTTTAGATTTACATTTTGAACAATCCCATATTGAACTCTCCTCAAAAGAGAAATCATGACAAGTTCGACATATTTTAGTACCACTAAATCCAGGTGATCCATTAAATAGATCAGATACTCCCAACATCTTTATCAATCAATAACTGGTTTAGTTCATTTAATTTTTCTAAAATTAAATCTTTTAATGACATTTTTAATTTTTACATGTTCTTCTTTTTCAATTCAAGGATTGTATCCTCTAACCCCCACTTAAAACCCCCAATGCCTCACTTCCACGCCTTTTAACGTGTCCAAGGATCGCACCCCCACCCCAAGACTTTTGCTACAGGCGACTTTGTCCAAGCCCCTTGTGGCGTGGACGCCGAACATCGCGTTGCCACCGATCGACGAGATTTGTCGCACCTTCAAGCTCTTGGGTTGAACTGACAACTTCACTTGGACGCCAGGCACATTCTCTCCTTGAATTTGCGGGGCTTGATGTTTAAGAACTAAAGAACCACCACGTCGATTTTGGCACGGCTTCCGTAGCTTTAGGGACAGAGTCTGAACCTGCAAGGCAAGGAGCACGTTTTGGTGATGCAGGCGGTGATGAAGGGATTGTCCTGACAGTCTTTGGCTCTGCCGGTGCCAAGGGAGATTCCGGGTTGTTTTTCGATTTCAGAGATTTAGGCTGAACAACAACAGGGCGGAGGCGAGGAGGTTGAGCAACAGGTTGTGGCTTGTGGACAGAGCGTCTAGGAGGTGGTGGAGGTACAATCTTGGGAAGAGGTAAACGGGTCGTCTTGATGGGAGGTGGTCGCCGTGGAGGTACAGGGACTAGCTTGGCCACCTGTGGTTTAGAAGGAAGAGGCTCGATAAAGGTGGGACGTGGCGATGGCAAAGGGGCTGGCGATGGCAAAGATCTCGGAGAATTGGAAGAAGATGAATCGCTGGGGGAAGGCGATGGTGAAGGGCACGGTGAGGAAAGGCTAGATGGAGAATCTTCTTCATCTGAAATGGGGGAAGACGCCCTTGGTGGGTCAGGTGACGGCACACAAAGAGGAGAATGGGGAACACTTTGGGGTTCTTCGATCCCCGTAAATGGATTCGAGAGGCTTGATAAGGATCCGCATCCGAGCTCCTCTTCACACTTGACATTCTTTCCATTCGCCACTATGGAAGATGCATCATAAATCTTACCTCCCTTCACAATCCATGTCTGGCCAAATGATTGACGGTAGCGCAAACAAAAACTGGCTTGACGCAAATTGTCCAATTTCAAACACGGGTAGATAGTCTCCGGGTTTTGGTCCTTGTCTATCTGGATAACTGCCAAATCACCCAACTCTAATGCATCCTCGTCTGGCTTGGCGTCCACAACGATGAGGATAGGTCCGTCAAACACAATGGATCTCACCCGCGGCCACTCCTTCACCAGAGGTTCATAGTCAAAAATAAAACAAGTCTTTTCCAATACCTCCTCCTCTCCCATCGTCTTGATCATAGTGCGCACAAGGTCTGGATTCCACGCGTCAATCGAGGGAAAAACGCAAGAGGGGTCAAGCCCCATGCCCTGATGACGGCTGATGGCATTGACCCACTCAACTTGGTTTTTGCCAGACAGATAGGTGAGAAAGCCCTTGACAAACTTGGACGGCTGCGTCCCATAGTGCATAAACTTGCGGCCGCGAAGGGAGGTATCGGCGGGGTCAAACCGGGGAAGAGGCGTAAGCGGCCACTGGCCAACGCTCCACCAAGCGGGATGACCAAACTTGGGCGAAGGAGTGGCGGGGGCATCACAATAAAACACACAATCCTTCATGGAGGTTTTACCCTCTAGAATTGCCTTGACCGAAATCACCATGCAGCGTTTGTAGGTAGCGAGCTGATCCCAGTAGCGCGAAAAATTCCGAAAGGTGTCAAACACCGACTTGAACAACGTCCACACAACTTCACGTTGACCAATGTTGCGGTTGGAAAAGAGAAAGACATAGTCGGCAGATGCAATTCGGTTGACGGAAAATGCCGTGCCTTCAGCTGCCCACGGGTGGCCGTCGACAATGATACGCATAGACTTGTGATTGACGTTAGTTTCCCTAGCCAAAAAGCGCTTGCGGTGGGCATTGTCACTCGTGGAGAATTTCGACCAAAGGTGGTCCACAATGACTAGGTTGTCAAAGGGAGTCTCGCATGCCTCGAGACACTTGGTGTAGTTTACCCAAGACTGAATGTCACTGCCGCAAGCCCTTTCCGGAAACATCTTTCGGAAGGAAGATGTTGTCGAGAGGCACAAGCCATACTCAAAATTTTGGGGGACAGACGCAACAAGCCAATTTACAAGACGTGTGCTTGATGTCGTGTCATGTCCGAAAATAACACACAAGGCCGATGGGCGAATGGTGTAAGGGTCAAAGGGAAAGATTGACACGGATTCCATTCGATTTTTTGTTAAAGGCCAAGAAATGAAATTTGGAGCGTGAACCAATTCACTGGGAGAGTTTGACCTTGAAAAATTTATTGACTTATCAAACCATCATCCTTGTATTATTGCAAGTGGGTGTCAAGTGTCTCAACTCTACCTTTGTGCAGCAAGCCACTGTGTGACATAAGTAAATTTTGAAAAATCGTGCCAGATTGCTTGAAGCCGTGAAGGACAAGAACGATGCATGTCGCTTGTGGACTCGTGTTCAAACGGCGTTCGACATAAATGGATCCACGGGGGGATGGTAAAATAAACAAATCATCTCCATTCAAGGGGGGAGGGATGTAGGTCACAGGCTTGAGCCATCAACAACCCATCTTTGAGCGAATAGAAGAGGAAATAAAAGAGAATTTGTAAACAATTGAACTTTCAAAATGACCTTTTCAAGTGATGGGGGTTTAAATAACGCCCAGCCCCATCTATTTTCAAGAAGCACGGGATGGTCACCCAAAACATCTCAAACCTAAGGCTCGCTTGTCCAATGGTAGGATTTGTAGTTCGGATCTACAAGGTCTCGGTTCGATTCCGGGGTGAGCCCTATAATAAAACATGGCTCTGTAGTTCAATGGTAGAACAGATGACTGTTGATCGTCTAACGGAGGTTCGATTCCTTCCGGATCCGTATTCCCGCTTCTGGGGACATAAGTTAATGGGAAACGCTTGGCTTCCAACCCCAAGAATGGGTGTTCGATTCGCCCTGTCCCCCTTAAAATCTGGATGTGTAGTGATAACGGTAGCATGGCCGGTTGTGTCCCGGCAGGAGGCGGTTCGATTCCGCCCGCATCCTCTGCACATGTTGTCCATTGGTAAGACGCCAAGTTCCCAACTTGGAAAAGGGAGTTCGATTCTTCCCATGTGCAAGATTAGGGGGATACCCTCTGAGTTCGATTCTCAGTTCCCCTTAACGCAAGTATAGCATAATGGTAATGCATGTCCACGTGACGGATTTGAAGTGGGTTCAACTCCCGCTGCTTGCTCAGCGAACATAGTATAGTGGTAGTATGCGTGGTTTGGATCCACGTGACCTCGGTTCGATTCCGGGTGTTCGCCAACCCTTCCGTGTCGTCTATGAATAAGATACCGGCTTCTTAAGCCGTTGAACCGGGTTCAAGTCCCGGCACGGAAATCAAATGCTACATTCCCTTAACCGCAAGCATAGCATAACGGTAATGCATGTCCATTTACAGGATTTGAAGTGGGTTCAACTCCCGCTGCTTGCTACCGAAAAATGCTCCCGTTTCTGGTTGTTGACCCGGTCCTGATAAGGCCGGTGAGGAAGTTCGATTCTTCCCGGGAGTATACGTGCAAGTATAGGATAAGGATAATCCATTTCTGGGATCACAGATATAATGTAGGTTCAATTCCTGCTGCTTGCTCCAATGGCAGTGTATGGCCTCGAGGTTCGACTCCTCACACATCAGCTTATCACCTTCTTGGTGTGCCCTTATCACCTTCTTGGTGTGCCCTTATCACCTTCTTGGTGTGCCCTTATCACCTTCTTGGTGTGCCCTTATCACCTTCTTGGTGTGCCCAAAGGCGACTATGTCTCGGTTTAGCCTGCGGGGGTATGGTCTGTTGGGGATAAAATCCCGCCACTGTCTTCTTTACCATCGCCATTGCTCACGGTTGAGATTCCTGCCTCGTACGTAGAAAGAGAAGGTTCAACTCCTTCCGGTGGCTTTTTTATGTTAAATCAACAGTGATGATGCTTCAAGACTGGTCTTTATTGGTCGCAAGACCAATCCTTTTCCTGTGGAAAAGAAACTGGAATTTTACCTAGCCTAATTTTTCTTGGACAAATAAATCATGAAACTTGCTCTCATCATTGGAATCACCTACAAAGGACAAAAAGGTGAATTGTCAGGCTGTATCAATGACGCGACAGCCATGAGGAAATTTTTACTGGATCACATGGGATTCAAGGCTGAAGAAATTACCGTGATGACGGATGACGAATCTGACAAGCTGATGCCCACCGCACGAAACATCATGGACCACCCTTGGGCGCCTTGTCATTGATGCCTACTGCGGCAAAGCTGAAGAGTTGTGGATCCATTATTCCGGCCACGGCTCCTACATCCGGGATCGCTCAGGAGACGAAGACGACGGCAAGGACGAGGTCCTTGTCCCTATTGACTACACCACAGGCGGCATGATTTCCGACGACGACCTCCACTACTACCTCTCGCACCTGCCAGAGACTTGCAAATGTTTTTGTCTCTTTGATTGTTGCCACTCGGGCACCATGTTGGATCTGCGTTACCGCTACCTTGGCGACGGCAAGCACGAAGAAGAAAATGAGGACTGTGCCATTACCGGCCAGGTCGTTATGATTTCCGGGTGCAAAGACACCCAGACTTCGGCAGACGCATGGATCGAAGGCGGATGGGCAGGCGCAATGACCTCAGCCTTTCTGACTTCAATGGACGGACTTGGTTACGAGACGACCTACTTTGCCCTCTTGGAGTCTATGCGAGACTACCTCCGTGAGAATGAGTACACTCAAATTTCTCAACTCTCGTCAAACACCAAACTCAAGTCGGTCGACGTTTTTTGTGCCAAGCACGACAAGACGCCACTATTCATCTCAAGGTAAATGTAGAAGAACGGTATTTATTCATTTTTGGAAGATTTTCCAAACTTGAGTGCAATAACAATAAAGACAACAACAAAGATAATAAACGCAATCAAAGAAAACACCATGTAGGACTTGACAGCCGATCCAAAGGCCTTGGGATCTCGGTTGTAGGCTGCCGTCACAAGAGCTGCCTCGGCAAGGCGGTCGGGCCCATGATGCCACCTCCCACCGTTATGCCACCGTCCATGATGATGAGGACCGAAACCTCCATGTCGAGGACCAAAACCAAAATCGTCTCGCATTTATTGAAAAGCTTGATTTTGTCAAGCAGTCTTACAAACCATCCAAGATGTCAAACCTTCATACCCAATAAATGGAGAATTCTCAAGAGATTTATGCCAAGGTGAATCCAGCATCAATCAATCCACCAGACGGCACATGTATTATTCCTGCATCTTACAAGGGATATATTGTGACGGGTCTCGTTTTCACGATTCTTGTCGTCATTTTACTCGTGGCTGCGTTGATCTGGGCCTTGACGACCAAAAAACACACAACGCGCCACTGCAAGGATTGCCGTAAAAAGTGTTGTCCTAAATGAAATTTACAGATTTTTTGTCAAATCTCTCGTTCTCCTCCGCTTTTTTTGAATCTTTCATGACCATCACCACATCACAAATCTCCACTACCTCCACCGCTGATGAGAGCCCAAGTTTCAAGGTTCTTTCAAGAATGTCCAGATTAAATGCGAAACCAATACTCACCCTCACCAAAGAATTGGTTTGCCCAAGCTAAGATCAAAGTTACCTGTTAGGCCACATTTCATCAAACCACGACTATGGCGACTTTCACCAAGCCCATTTCCCAAGAAGACTACCTTCGCTTGGTTGAGGAGAATCGCTTGCTCAAGAAGCAAGTCCAAGACTTGAAGGATGACGTTGAGATTCTACGATCAAACCCAGATAACGGCTACAGTGAGTATGCTCTTATGTGCGAGACCAGCTACAGACCGTGGTACTCCGACGAAGTCTTCATATGCGACAAGTGTGAACGATACATGTGTGGAAGACAAGACTGCAAAAGCATTGGCAAGATGGAACTTGGCGAGTGCAGATGCTTCGACTGCCTGAAGGATCACGGTCACAGTGAAGACTGTGGAAACTATGACGGCGAACACCATGAAGGCTAAACAGCTTCCAGCCATAAAACACTAAATTTCTCATTGCCCATTCGAACAATCTGTAATTTCCTACGTGTCTTCTTTCCTTGGGTCAGGTGCGGGGCTTGTCGGCTACGCGCTGTTATTGGAAGACAAAATTCCTGGGTTTCTTCCAAGGTGTATCTCTACGCTGGGAGGTGGAGTTTTGTGGGGATCGGAATTCTTTGTATTCCTGCTCTCACTTTCTCTCACTTGCAACAAGATGAAGCCAACCGAAAAGAGAGCTTGAGGATATATTATTTTGACTTCAATTGGCTTCAGCCAATCCAAACCATTAGGTTTGCATCTGAAGAAACTCCCATGCCGCCTAAGGGTCTTCTGAAGCACAACACATCTCTGTCGCATCCATGGCTTCTGTCGCGTCCATGGCTTCCTTCCGTCAATTTTACATTCCACTTTGTGCTTGCTTTTTGTTTCTCGCACTGACCATCTAAACTTCAGTTGACTTGGAGACGGATCGCCGAGGTTTTTACGCCAAGCATCACAAAGTAGACGCTCAAGCGCGATCTATTCACCAAACTCCATTCATTTGTGTGGAAATTCGAAAATAATGGTGAAATGCCCAAAATAAACTCACTTCTTTCGCCCCCACATTCCAAAGTTACCTCCGAGCCATGGCAGTCTACCAAAAACACTTACCCTGTCTGCCTGTCGGGTCAAACTTTTTTGGCCTCAACCGGATGGACAAATCTGTGGAAAACCGCTTTGCAGGTCAAAACTTGTGGGTTCGTCCAGTCTCTGACGGAGACTACACAAGGGGTTCCCTCCTCCTCAACCGTATCCAAGGACGTACGCCAAGCATCCAATTTACTCAGCAAGAGCGCCGCCTTTTGCTTGAAGCTTACATGGTGAATGGAGACGAGGAGAAACTCTCAAAAATCATGCACATCCTTTCCCGTCAATGTTCGGACCACTTTCACCTGGATATTCCCAAGTCCATCTCCTACACCATCCTCTCCTCCACCTTGCCTTCCATCAAGCAAACCGTCCTATGGTGTGCCCTCCTGAGTCAGTGGCACTACTGTCAACCCTTTTTGACCTCTGGGGACCGAAAGGAAGGTCTTTCCCATATCGAGGCACGATTGTTTGGAGTGGCTCTAGCCACTGCTCGCTGGCCAAAAAACAAACAAGTCTTGTTGGACCAGTTGGAGCTTGCCCTAGTCAAACCCTATCCGTGTCCCTACCGCCGACCTGGAACAAATTACTGGGATGGATGGTGTAACCTTGCGACCCTCCTTCCACCCTCTATCCGTGAAGCTTGTATGACCTATGTAGCGGATGCGGAACACATTTTTGTCCAAAAATTTCCACTTGCTGAAATGCTTGAAGACCGCCACGAAACTGGGTTTTGCACAACGACCAATCTTGGCATCTCCACCTTTCGACCGTCCACTAAGCATCGCGAAGCCCTCCTCCAAGACGCTGCCCGTCCCAAGGTCTCCCCCGTCCATGTGGAGGAAACACGCAAGCGTTATATCCCCTCGGTGTTTTCGTCCAACGCACGCCATCTCCACGACGAAGTCACCTACAAGGAGGCCTTTCATGGCTTTGTACGATTTTTTGCCGCCTACCGGGGATGTCGCCACTATGGAAGCCGTGTCCCCGATGAAGAGCTGGCAAGCCACTCTGCCATTTGCCACAAACTATGGCGCCTTGTCCGTTATTTCTTGACCATCCTCATTCACCCGTCTCGTTCTTCAAAATGGGCCGTTGTGATGAAAGACCACGACACTGAATCCCATCCCCTCTCTCGCCTCATCCAGTGTTGGCTTGAAGAGTGGCAGCCATTTTTCGCCGAGATGGAAACCTCTGGTGCACTGAACATTCACGATTTGGATGCGGTTGTCATGGCACGCATTGCGACCGTTGGACCGACCCTCTTCCAAAGCGTTCTCCGACCATCCCATCCCTTTTTCCGTCACCCGGCATCCCTTGTGTGGGGGCTCTTGTTTTCAATTTCCTCTTCCCACTCTCAACGCCTTCATCTTGTTGTACTTTGCGAGTTGTGGCTTCAAGGCTGCATGGAAGATCGGGATCTATGGGCCGTATTGATCAACATTTGTCGCTTCATGACGGAACCCGAATGGCACAATCCAGACGACAACATGATGGGTGAAGCTGAAAGTCTTGGACGTTCGGATGACGTGTCTGACGAACCCTCGTCAGTATCTCCAGAAAGCCTTGTTGAGCCTCTTGCCATTGTTGATCTTGAAGCTGTGGGAAAGCCTTCCTCTGCCCTGGTACACGGTGCAACAGGCCATGTTGTCATGGGGGCCAAGGTCCAAGACTGGCTGGCGCGTGGTCACCCGCGCGCCTCGGGTGGCCTCTTGGAAGGCTACGTGGATAGGGTTTGCAAATGGGTCGTTGTTCCCTCGACTCCTCCACCCTACCTTTTTGCTACCCCTTTCGCTTCCTTGATGGCCCAACAACTGCGTATGCTTGCATTGCCTACTCCCTTGATGATTGTACCCGACCTCTTGATGGATCTCGAATCCCCGTCGTTTATGCACAGCCTCTTGGACCGCAGTTGGGAGCCTACCGTCCAACCGGTCCTCGGTCCCCACCTTCTTTATGTAGAGCCTGACGAGTCCAAGGTTGAAGGCATTGACGAAACGATGGCCTTTGAAAAACAAGTCCAGGTGGGCATCCATTGGAACGCTGCTCTTCTCAGTGAATCTTTGGGATTGCGTGGCAAGAAGCGTGGCGACATGGACCTTGACGACGCAGTCGTCTTGAGTAGTTTTTCCTACCGCAACCTGGGGAGAGCGATTGGCGAGGTTTTTGGGCGGTCATGGTCGGGCCCAACCTTGGTATGGCATGCCATTGCCACCTCTCCAAGTGATCCTCCATCCCTCACAGACGCTGATGCGGTCGATGCTTATGCCAAGGAAATTGTCGAAGCATGGCATGCTGCAGACACCAAGCCGGCTCCTGCAATCGCCTACCACATTCCAGACATTACCACAACGGCAGCCAAGGACCCATTTGACTCGGATGAAGAGAACGTGGAATCCAACCGCAAGTGGTTTGAAGCATCCAACAAGCTTCTGGCAAACATTCCTCCAAGTGAAGGGGCCGACGTCCAGATGCGCATGTCACTTGCTCGCCAAAAAGAACTTGGTATTTCGGGAAAAAGTGGCCACTATGTCAAGCCATCCGACGCCAAGGACAAGTCTTATGCAGAGGCCTACAACCTTGCAAACATTAAGCGTGAAGCTCGCGGTCTTCCACCCATTGAGGAAGAACCGACCATCTACGAAACGATTGTGGGTGGTAAGGATGAGGAACTTCCCTACAAAGACCATGAAGACACCTCATCCATATCTTCGACTGAAGACGAGGAAGAAGCTACCCGGCCCGAGCCGCCACCTCTCCCATCCAACCCACGCATGCGCATCATTGAGCTTGACCCCAAGACACCTGTTGCGGAAAAACGCAAGCGCCGAATGCCGCAACGGTCTACCACCCAAGCCAAGGCCCAACCTCCATCTTCCACAAGCCGTCCCTCCGACGACCACATCAAGAATTACCTTGACCTCTTGCCTGAAACCATTACCAGCCCTCAGAAAAAGACTTCACGGAAAAATGCCCAAGAGTGGAAGAATCGTTGTCGGCGCCATGTGGCCTTTCGACCCCCCTTGTCCGGAAACATCCGCACCCTTGCACACGACATTGAACACTTTCCGATCTGTTTGGGTCCTCCCGATATGGAGGCCACCCTCGTGTTTTGTGACACCAAATGGTACTGGTTACAACGCTTCAAGGATGCAGTGCGAACGGACGATCCCCACCTCCAACTTTGGTACCAATGTGCCTCGATGACATGGAAGTCTTGGGTGGTGGGAGAGCTGTCACCCGGTCCGCAAATTTGGCAGGAACCAACCTCCAAATCCTTCATGGCGGCCATTCAAATCCCAGCCCCCAAACGTAACTTTTTGACACGGTGTCATGTGACACAGGGATACAATTTTATGGCAATGGATTCAGCAACGACGCGGCGCTTTTACCCCATCATGTCCTTCTTCAATGCCCTTCCCCACATCAAGGAAGTGTCTGACAGGTCAAAGTCTTCCTTTTACTCGATGCTCTACTGGATTATTTTCCCTCGGGCATTTGGCTACATTGCCTCTACCCAATCCATGGGGTTTGGGATGATCAAGGACTCGGATTCCCTTCCAATCCTTGTGCCAGTCATGTGGGATCTCCGTCCCTTTTCCTATAAAGACGACGGTGAAACGTCGGATATAGTGACCTTTTTCCTAGGCGGCATTCCCTTTGTCGACACTGACCTAGGCCTTCGGGCAATGCTGGGGCGCCTCTTTGGTGTGGGCTTCTCTGGACGTGCCCATCCTAAACGCCTCGACTACATTAAGGAAATATTCAATCAGGCCTATGAAATGGCACCCTCTCTTGGTCTCAAAGTCGACGACCAAGCCTTTGCAATGTTTGAGAGGATTCGAGCCACCCTCCGTTAATTACGTCCTTTCAAATTTGATTATAGCTTAAATAAATTGTCTGTATATGGATTCAGTTTTGAAAAGCCCTACAACAGAGATGGACTCCTTAAAGTTGAATTTTTATTGTGAAAAGCCAGAAGCCTATCACGACCAAAGAGAAGTGATTGACAAGGTTGTCAAGGATGGTTTTGGAACGACAGACCCAGGAGTATGGCACGCCGACCGTATTGTCACTCTTGAATCTAGAGATGAGATTTTAGGTTTGGTCACTCTTGACGCGTATGACTATGGTGAGGGTGAAGCGATATGGATTGAAGATCTCGTCTGCCTCCCCCACCCCCTCAAAAAAGACATTGGCTTGTTTTCACTCTTGTGGGATTTTATTTTAGAGGTTCTTGCTAGTGATTTCCCCGACCATCTCCCCATTTGCCTCCACGTCAAGAAGGATTGTGAGGAAGAGCAACGCTTGATTGGCATTTATCACCACAAGGGCTTGGTGGTGAAGGGTGAAGTCGAACGACCTGCGGGACGATTCTGGCTGATGGAACTCTCAAGGCGGTACTTAAAGTGACCGAAGGTAGTCCTTAAAGTGACCGAAGGTAGTCCTTAAAGTGACCGAAGGTAGTCCTTAAAGTGACCGAAGGTAGCTCGACATAATCTTAAATCCAGAGGTGCGAAAGGTTTTGGCTTCTGTAGTCTTGTAGTCGTGGACCGGATCGTCTGACGGAACGTCCTTTAGGGCATCTTCAACAAGGGCGCTCCCTAAAACCTTCATGTTCTTAATGCCGACTTCGCTTTCCACAAACTTGGAACATACAGCCATACAACGCGCATCATTCAAGTAGGTTGCGACAGTTTCGGATCCGGGACGCTCGCCAAGAGGAGCAGGGGCCTTTTTGACCACATTCTTCACCTCGGCAAACTTCGGCGACTTGACCTTTAGCATGCATCGTCCACCTAACCGATCAAGCCGCTCAACAACGGGACGCACGACAAACCCTTCCCCCATATTTCCTTCAAGGGGTGGAAGGGAACTGTCAGAATGGTAAGGTGGCATCCAAGAGAGAGGGTTGTCTGTGGCATGGAGTTTGGCCCATTCAATGACGTCCTTGCGTGGGCCACGAAAGGGAAGAGTCACATGAGGAATGCCACAGTGGCGAAAAATAAACAAGGCATCATAAAGGTCCACAAAGGCCTTGCTCCCGTCATTCAACTTGAGGCACAAGTCGTAGGCCACAAACCGAAGATGGGGTGAATAGTAAACTTGTGGTTGGACGGCCTTTGCCGACGTCTTTTCAACTTCTGGATGGGGATAGTTTCCTCCATACAATTCACCATAGACGACAAGAGCCTCAATGTCATCGCGGTGAGGAAATGCATCTCGCAACCTTGACCAATCGGCAAGACTTGGAAGAAGAGTCTCGTAACCATAATGGGCTTCACCTTCCTTGAGCAAGGCATTTCGTCTGCCATATGCAAGTTCAAGACTTGGATCGGTGGGGACCCAGACAGAAGTGTTGGTTCCATGATACTTGGGCGTGGCAGCCCAAATATCTCCCTCTTGGTCACCACTGACTTTGTCTGCCTTGTTTTCAATGGACGGGTAAGAAGAAAACATGGACAGTGCCTATTCAAAGTGGGGCGCTGATGAAAATTTGGAAAAAAAATTCAAGTTGAGACTCTTTCCTTCTTGACTTGTCTCTGAATAAAAACCATCCTTCATGCTTGAAGTGAGTATCCTCAACCACGTCCAACTTGCTCTTACATCTACCGTTTTATTTGGAATTTATTGGTGGCTCAGGGGCCCAGGTGCCCCGGAGGGACCTCCGCGCTGCTGCTCGAACCGGCCTCGTCGTAGGTGAGGATTCCAATGTCCCCGGATCCAAACTGGTTGAGCCACAGGGTGCTCGATGCCATCCAGACCTAAGTTTAGAAGCTCGGCAGAAATGGTATGGGAATTTCTTTCAAATAATAAAATGTATGGGGGCCTGACTCGTGATAGAGTCTCTCGAAAGAGCAAGTCTGGAAGGAAAAGCAGTCGGACTTCCAAATCTACCAAGTCCTCACGATCATCTAGGGCACGCAAGGGCCGACGCCACCGCTCGACCTCACGATCAAAAATTGCAAAACGCTTGGGTGCCCGCTCCATGTCGGTTCAAGGAGCCCACTCTTTAGATTTTTCACCCGACGGTTCTAAGCGTCGTTACATGAAGCTTGGCGCAGCCAAAACTGTCTATTTGCCACGTGAATGTGTCGGGGACCTCAACCGCATTGGGAAGTTGTCGGGTCAATTGTGCCGTGAATTGGGAGGCACCGTCTGCCTTTCCTCCTTTAATCTCAAGTTGGAGGCTGGCCTAAAGGGTACCGGCACCGAAACCTTTATCCCCTCAGAGGCCTCCCTCTCTCGACGCAACGTCATCCGGTTCCATTGTCACCCCATGAAAACCTTTCAAACTCCTCCTTCCTACCAAGACCTCATCCAGCTGACCAAAGACTATGTCCAACGCAACGACGGTGTCCTCCAACACCTTGTGGTGACGCCTGGGGGCTTTTTCATCATGAACATTCCAGACAAAATTTTATTTCAGCTCGAGTTGTTTATTGCACCACGTGTCCTCATGTCGGGTGTAAAGCGGAAGCAAGAATTTGTAGAGTCTGAATTGTTTACTGCCATTGTTACTTTTTGTGAGCAGATTGAAGCCTACCAAAAATGTCACCATGGCTACAATGAAGCGTGTGTAGAGCGCTTTCTCAACGACATGAAGAGCAAGTTTGGTTTTCCCATTACCTACCGTAAATTTTCTCCGCGTTCCACCATGCGTCTTCCCATCAAGGTTCGGTCTACCGGAAAGCCGGCCCTCAAACCTAAAAAACAAGGCCCTCTGCCTTCAAGACCTTTAAAAATAAAATGATGAACAATTAAAACCAATGCTTTCTACTGAAACTCATGATTACGACGGGACCCTGGGTCCTATTTGGGAAGCTACCAAAAAGGCAGCGGTAGCCAAGGGGTGGAGGTCCATTTCTTTAGAAGAGGCTCTCCTCAAGGCCCAAAGGATAGTTGGCGCACGTGTGGCTCCCCTCAAAACCTTGGGTCTCCTCGCGTCAGACACCAATAATTTCGACGATAAGAATGGTATTGATGCCCAAGAAGTTTTCCAGTGGTTAATGGGATCCCCGGCACTGGATGAAGCTCTACTTGTGGACGTCTTGGGAGAAATTGTTACCAAGGGTTCGTGTGCCCAAGGACGTACCACACGCCTCATCCAACTCTATGAAGCCATGCTTGACGAAGGAGTGGTGGCGCCTCCTTCTCCATCTCCCCATCCACCGCCACCACCATCATCACCACCTCCATCATAAAATTATACCTCTCTGTCGAAAATGTCATACAGGGACGGAGGAGGTGATGGAGGCTCGAGAACCCGCCTTGGGTTCTTCTGTCGCCATGGATGATGAAAGGAATAATGGAATAAATGTTATTCGTACAACCTAAAGAATTTAAGATAGATGAAACCAAGATGGAAACGAAATTTTATACCCCTGTGAGGCCCGTCACTTCAGAGAGGTGTGTGGCGTCTGTCAAGACAGCTGTTGGAAGGAAGGGCACCTCATCATCCTCTTTCGATTCTTCGGGTGTAAAATCGGGAGGGGATGCGCTCAATTCAGTCCCTTCAACATCTCTCTCCAAGCGTGTTATGTAGTCACAAACGCCTGAAAACGCTGAAGGCTCAGCATCTCCAGTCAAAAGTGGCCTGGCATCAATATGTAAAATTTTAACAATCATGTCAAGAAGGAATGGAGCCGAGGAAAACACGTCACGAGGATCATGCATAGGGTGTCGTAAGGCAAGAGGCACGTCCTCGCCGGTACGTTTGGTGAAAAAGTCAATCAATTCCCCACGAATCTCTGCATAATCACGCGTAGGTAGACCTAGATCCGGGTTAAAGTTCACAAGCTTTCTCCACGGACGACCCTTAAACAAGCCCGTGTCTACAATCAGTCGATAGACGGTCCCAATAAACCCATACCAATCATGCAGCATATCAAGACATGCACCCTCTTCTAATTTTTTCCCCACAACGTGCATCTTGAGTGGCATATGACAATACATGGATGTGCATTGAGGTTTGATGCAAAGGGGAAACACCCTATCAAACTCCCTATCAAACTCTTCTCCTCTGTCTTTAAAACGACACATGGATCCCATATCCACCAGCTTCACCTCGTCCCCTCTATCCAACTCCAATATCGTTCCCACAGGGAGTCTCGTCGTGGCTGAAGCTTCTTCGTTAACAAATCCGATGAGCAAATTCACGACGACATTGCCGGGCTTGAAATCTCCGTGGGCAAGACCTTCCGAGTGGAGTTTACGCAGTGCATTGAATAGCCCAACAGAAATACCAACAACTTTTGACTTGACTTCCTCAATTCTCGCACGAATTATGTTTCCTGGCCCCATGACAAACACGGTAGGTGGATCTAAATAGTTGGCGAAAATTTCAATTGCTTTGTTCAAATCTATGCCCCCATAGGCCATGATAAGCACGGCAAATCCAAGCCCTCGACTATCCTTTACCGCAAACCCTCCGTAAAATTTAGGAACAATGCCAATGCGAGCACTGTCAATGCAAGCACTATAAACCGTAAACAGTCGCAGACCTTCTTCTTCAAACTCCCTAAATCTCTCCTTACACTCTTCATCACCGAAACACGGTCTTGAAAATTTCAAGACCAAGTCTCTTTTTCCGCGGAGAATGCCAAGCTTAGTAAAAATCCTTTCCAAGGGACCTTCAAGACGACTGTCTTCTTCCAAAATAAATGTCTCTCCATAGGTGCCTCCTCCCACCCTCTCAAGGTGTTTCTTGATTCTTTTTTCAAAAACAATTGTCGGGCTCTTTTCCAATAAAATTTCTTCCCACTTGAATGACAATGTTGCCATTGGAAGTTTATTTATTCGAAGGAATTCTCAGGGATGTAGACGGACAAGTTGATGAATCTCCATCAAAAGACTCTTGATGCTTTCAACCTCTTTGGAGAGAATGGCCAGGTTTTGATTCATGGTCCCCATCTTTGAGGCGAGGCTCTCAAACACCTTTTCATGGAAGATTGATGGCGCCTCTTTGGGTCTCTCCTTTTCTGCCTCTATCGCGACTGGCTCGAGATAAACCACGTCAAGGGGAGGTGAAACCATTGATTTCGAATTCGGGAAATTTGATTTAGGTGAAATTGATTCAGGGGATAAAGGCTTGACAGGAGTACGAAAGGAATGAAACGAGGGCTTGGACGTTGCCATGTCACACCTTTTCCTCTTTGGCCATCTTTGGCCCAATGAAAAACAAGCACAGATTAAAATAATCACCGCTTTGGAATAAATGAAAAATTTACAAGACGATAGAAGAACCTTGGTTTTCCTACATCCAATCTGGTAAAAAAGACATATGAGGGCCGACTCCGTCGCAAGGAATGGGCATCACTTCGCATTGGCGACACCATTGTCATCTCTTGTCCTGTTACCTGTCCCGATTTTACCGTGCAGGTTACCGACATTCGCTATTATCCAAATTTTGTAGCAGCATGGGAAGAACTAGGTGACACATTGATTCCATCAGAAATGGCTTGTGATGGGGACAAGGTCAAACAGATATACGATAATTTCTGGAAGGCGAGCCTCCATTGTGGATCAAATTCCTCACCCCGCTCTTGACCAAGTTGACATCCATGCCCACCTTTCAGCCGCAACATCTTTTGGAGTTGTGGAAGAACTCCGCTCAGCAACCTCGGGCTCTGCTTTTCCCCCTCTCGTATTTGACCATTGGGCCCACGTCACTGCAGATCCTTACGAAGAGGGTTCTCAAGCCGCAGAGATTGCCTCTGAAATGCGCAAGCGTCGTGGGATGAAACCCGAACTCCCCCTTTCTACATCTTTTCTTCATAAGCTTTAGCGATCCTTTAAGCTTTAGCGATCCTTTAAGCTTTAGCGGCCCTTTAAGCTTTAGCGGCCCTATAAGCTATCGAATAAACGTTCCTTTTCTCCAGCTCTTTCATTTTATTTTCAATAAAAATGGTGGTCTGTACCTTGGATGATTTGGATTCGGTGGTTACGATTCTTGTCTACCATCTTCCTTCAATCTTTTTGACAATCTCACGTCTCTTGGACTCTGCCGTTTTTCCACTCTATTATTTTTTCCTCTATCATTTAGTTTTCCATGGAGCTTGGGTTCCCGCCCTCTCCCTCGTGGGCGGGTTTTGGCTCCCGTTCATTCCCAAGTACTGGATTTCAAGGCAACGCCCTGCAGCCGTTTTGGGGTGGGAATGCCATGCAGGAAAATTTTCAGGAGCAGACAATTATTCAATGCCATCTGGCCATGCAACCTTTTTAGCGTGTGCCATGTCAAATTTATTATGGGTGAAAGGGGCGGATCTTTGGCCGTGTGGTAGCCGCTTGTTTTACGGTCCCATCTTCTTTTGGTTCTTTGGCGCTTCCATGGCCCGCGTCATCATGGGCGCCCATTGGTTCGGGGACGTCCTTGCCGGCTGGCTCATGGGTTTCAGCTGGTTCTGGTTTTGGTCCTGGTGCTCCAGTGCCATCTTGGCTACTGTTACCTTTGTCACCAACCCCCTCTAGATCCACAACACGGGGCTCCTTAAATGCTTGAATAGGCCGTCTCTTGGGTTTTTCAGTGACTTCCTCGACAGTAGGCTCGGGTTTTCGGAAAAGACGTGCAGCCTCTTCCAGCTTGGCTTCGTCGACGGTGGGTGCCACACTGTCGCCTAAAGGATTGTCGCCACTCGTGCCAAAGATGGAGGATAAGGTTCCCTTGAGAGTAGAGTCGTTGATGTTGAGGATTTTGAGGGTTTCCTGTAGACCGTGCTTGTCCACCATTGACAAAACAACTTGGAGGCGTTTGCGCATGCGGGAGGAGGACACAAGGCCAGGAGCCATTTTGGAAATCGCTTCGATGGCCTCACTATGTTTTTGGGATGTTTCTTCAGACGGTGCCGAGGCACGCAACTTGGCCCGGTCTCCCATTCTTGCAAATGCCATTCCCTCCCGCTTTGCACGAATTTTGGCAGCGAGTTCCGGGTTGGGCTTGCGTTTTGGTACACCGGATCGACGTCGTGGCATTGAACCTTTTTAATGATGTGGAGGCTCGGTTTCTTTCTGAATAAACTCATAATGACGAGAATCTAAAATTACAATTTGACTAGCATCCTTTACACACCACTCGGATGTACGCACTGCTGGGAGAGAGTCGTCCTCTAAAAAGAGGGCATCAAACCGTTCCATCCAGGTTCCCAAGTGATCCACGTAGGGTTTTTTGCATGGACATGGACAGGGAGCTTTTGGTTGAACCCTCCACCTCCTTGGATCAATTGCCACTCGAAGCACGGCCCCCGTCGCTCTCTTTTCCCAAAACGACGATTGGCGGGCATGGCGATAGGCCTTGTCAAACCCTGCAAAATAAAAACACTGGCCCATCATGTGACATCGACATCCTTCCACACATTCTTTTCGCCCTTTACAAGTTGGGCGTCTGAAACCTTTGGCTCGGATGCCCGCCTCGCCCTCGGTCGATGTCCCGTGGTAGGCTATAACACGGTCAGATGGAAAGGGCGGAAGGGGCCAAGGCGGAAGGATGGGCCCTCCCCAAAGTCGCCGAGGGTCCATTCCTGGCGGTGGCTTGGCTTCAATTTCATTGGCCCAAAGTTGAATTGCGTCTGGCTGAGAGGATGAAGCGGCGATCCACCCCTTGGGTCCCCGTGTTGCAAACATGGAACTTTTAAAGTGGATTCCTCTTCCCGTTAAGTTGACCCACTTTTAAATTTTTATTTTCGTCCCACTCGTATCCCTTGAACCATGGACCTCCATTTAAAACAGGACACCATGGACCCCCGCCTGCGTAACCACCGTGAACGTCAGATGCTTCAGGCTATGATGAAAGCGGATAAGGATCCACGGTTTGATTTTTCTGGGGGGCGTACACCAGACGCTGCAGCCATTGGTTTCATTCAACGCGTTTCAGCTTCGATTTTAGGGATCGATGACCTGGATGACACTGAAGCCTTGTTGCGCATTGTGCTGGACTTGGCAGAAAAGTTGGTCCGTAAGCGACAAACCCAGCGTATGGTGGCAGAAAACGCCCGTCTTCCCACCAAGGCCACCTCAACACTAAGCTTGGAAACTTCCTTGAGAGAGCAAGTGACGGCCTTGGAAGATGAAGTTCATCGAGAAGCCCAAGCACGTGCCGGACCATCTCACGCAGACCGAGTGGAATACGCACTTAGCTCCCTCGAGTCTATGATGCATGGAGGACCTACCCCAACCTCGCCGTCTCCTTCCGACGAGGATGAACCGGTGGGGGTCCATGTGGATGAGGCCGAACATGAAACCATCCGGTCAAAGCTGGAACGCTTGCGCGATATTGCCAAGGAATTTCAAGTTTGATTTAACGAATAAAAAAATGCTTCTTTGTCGTTTCTCAACCAACAAATCATTTTCTTCTCTCCACCACAACTAAAATGGCAAGCCTCGCAGTGCCGTTTCCCAAAGAGAAACTTCTCAAGCGCAAGCGGGAGGCTTTTCACTTACGGCGCCGGCGGTTTTTAATCAAGGAGGAGGAATATGGGGCATGTGATGAGGATGACTCTGACAACCCTGATCGGCCATCCTCTCCCGAGTCTCTCTCCCTCTCAGAATCCCACAATTCTTCTTCACCCCGATCCTCCTTGGATCCTTCTTCCTTGGACCCTCTTCATCCTGCCTTACAGCCCTCTCCATTGTCATCTATCCCCTCCTCATCACCTCTTCATCTATCCTCCGTCCCTCCATCCCCCGCATCCTCCGTCCCTCCATCCCCCGCATCCTCCGTCCCTCCATCCCCCGCACCACCATCACCACCGACCCTGTCCACTCCCTTTAAGGCCCCTTCGTCACCATCTATGCCCATACCAGGCCTCCAATGCGACCCACCGTCATTGTCTTTACCTCCTCAATCTTCTAAAGGCTTTAGCTTGTATGAAAAGGATCGGGAGCTTTTTGAGCTCGCGGAAAGCCTTCAACCCTCCGTCTCGAGAGCCCACCAAGAAAAGCGTATTCGAGCCCTTGGAAACCTCCAAGCCACTCTTGATGCATGGGCAACTTCATTTCGAACCTCTCACGGTCTGGATTACATGACAAACGCCAACGTGTTTAATCTCAAAGTGGCTGGGTCGTTTCGTTTTGGTGTTTATACCGAAACGAGTGACATTGATGTCTTGATGATTACCTGTATCTACATTGACGCAGAAGTTTTTTTCAGTAGTGTTTCGAGTGCCTTGGCTGCAGGAAAAGGCATGGACAAAGTACTCAACATCCCCAAAACACGTATTCCGATTATTGAACTTGTCATTGATGGTATTCCCATTGATCTCTTGATGGCATCCACTTCTATGGCTCTCCTGCCAGACCCCTTTAACGTCTTGGATGCTTCCATCATGGGCTCCGTGGACAATAAAACCTTGCAGTCCCTAAACTCGGCCCGAGTTACGGATTACGTCCTTCATCACTCGGCATCCGAGGGCGTATTTGTCCCTCTTCTCAAACTTGTTCGTATTTGGGCCAAGGCACGTGGAATCTTTGGTGCCAAGTATGGCTACTTGGGTGGAGTCCAATGGTGTCTCTTGGTCCTTCACCTACTGCAAAATTCGAGCATGGATCCGGACCGTCATCACCTGTCCCACATGGTTCGAAAGTTTTTCAAGTTTTTAGAGTCTGCCCCTTGGAAGTCATGCATCATTTCCCTCCAACCTCTTGACCATGACGTTGAGACACGTAACTGGTACCACGACAAACGTCGCTACGACGAGGCGATGGTCTTGCTGACCCCAACCGAACCCTACACCAACACTACCTTTAACGTCAACTCCAACTCTCTGTTGCACCTCAAGGAAGAATTGACACGTGCAAGTGAGTTGTGCAGCGGGTGGAAATTCGACCTCTTGTGTCAGCCCTGGATGGCCAAGGTTTCACCCCTTTTCAAGAAAGGGTGGTCTCATTTCTTGCATGGAATCTACGAATGGCATCCAGAATTCATCCAGGCTCTTGAGAAGATTGAGGATGATGAGAAGAGGAAATCTCTTGACGAGGAGGCATGTCGCGAGTTCAATGCAGAAAAGGGTCGCATTGATTCCAAGATGCGTATGATTGGCTTGGCGATCAAAAAGCATATTGGACCTGTTGAAGAATGTCGACTCTTTGTGTCATGCCACGAGGTTGACGAGAGGTGTGTCGAGTGGATTTTTGGCCTTCGCCTTACAGAAGAAGAATCCAAGAAGAGCCAATTGGTGTTGAATGTGGCACCCCTCTTGAACGATTTTCGTGGAGAGATGAAGTTGCACAAGCTTGGTTACACCTACCTTCATTTCAAGACGCTTTCAAGGAAAGCTTTTCGCTCTTGGCACAAGAAGAACATTGTCACTTGATTCAATTGGCCATAGGCCAATCAAATCAGAGATTTTACATCTTGATACAAATTCTTGAGCTAGGCTCTAAGAAATCAAACCATAGCATTTTACATCTTGAATAAATTTCGTCCCTTTACCCCTTAGTATTCTATGTCTAAGTAGAAAAGGCACCAATGGACCTTGTTAAACTCGCCATGGCAGTAGGTTGCCCCAGAGACGACTTGCGTCCTATCGATTATGCATTTATCTTTTTGTTGCCAGAGGTTCCGCAAGAGGAAATTGCTGCCTATTGTGCCACCTTGAAACATGTCCATAGGTTTTGTTTTGCGTCGACAGGGCCCGGGTCTGGATCTTTGGGTGCACCTCACCTTCAGGCCCTCATGGTGGCCGAGGGGATTGACCCAAGCCGCCTGCTTCCCATCCCTTATCTCTACCCGGATGGTCATGTCAATACCTACTTTGAAGCCATGTCCTTTGCGGGCTACCTGGCTTCATTGAACCATAAAGAGTCACACTCTGTTGGGTTTATTGCCCAAGCCTACCACCTTTTGCGTGGCTACATGACTGGAGTCTCTGCCATGGCATCGCGTGGATTGACTGTCGCAGATTTTCCTGCCGTCCCTCTTACCCCTCCTCCCGTCGAGTGGTCCAAAAAGATTGTCCATTCGCAAGGGATTGCCAAGGGGACCAAGTGGGAAATTTTCCATGGTGAACTTGAAAGAATTAGTCGTTACCAAGCCAAGGGTGATATCTTGGCTGCCTCTCAAATCTTGGATTGGTGGGAAGCCTCGGCAATTGGTCACATCTAGGTTCATCCCTAATCACTCTTCTTTATTACACAGGACTTTCCCCTGACCAAGCATGTTTCTCGTCTTTCTCACCGCCTACCTTGCCTGCTTGCTCTTTTCCATCCTTGTGCCCTACCCATGGGTGACCTGGTTCCTCGTCCTTCCCCTCAAGCCACTGACCTTTGCCGACCCCATCATTATCCTTGGGAACCTCGTCGCCACTGTCGCTTTTCCCTTGGCGTGGATTCAGCAGATGGACGAAGAGACGAATGTCCGCTTCCAAAGTTTCGTTTTTGGTATCTTGGCTCTTTGGGCCACCCAGGTCTACTTTTTCGGCTGCTCACTTTTCGTCTACCACCTTTGGGCGGGTTATCTCCTCCTCACCCTCTACGCCCGTTGGCGACATCTCGTCCACCAATCTATTCTTGACCATTAGACTGATGGACAAAATAAATACCACCTCGGGACTTTTTCGATACTCCCTCGAAGTCACGAAAAAAAAAATTATCGTCCAGAAACGACAAATGAAACCCGTCATTCATTTGGAGGAATCCCCATGTGACCCTGAAGACCTTGTGGATTTACACCTTGTAACTCGTATGGCCCAAAAAGCTGAAGGGTGTCAAGAGTTGGCCACCTACTTCAAAGGTATTTTTAATGCTTCACCCAAAAGCAACTACCTTGCAATTTTTCTCCCTATGGCTACCAATGAAAAACTAAACAAGATAATGTTTATTGAAGCATGGCCTGGTGGCCAAGTGAAGTGTGAAAGCTTTGGGTCCTTGAAGAAAAAGTGTATGCAAAATCCTTTAGAAAACGGCAGTCAATCCAAATCATGGACCGTGGATGACCTTGTGCTTGGGTGTTGATCGAAAGAGCGTTTAAGGTGACGCAACTCGGCAGTTGCATCACGTCTTACATGGACAAAGCCGCCGATACAAATTCCCAATATGTTGGAAGTCGAAATGAATTTGCGGAAAATCATGGCCAAGCACAAACTAAACCGTATATCACTTGTGAAAGGCTATTCCGTAGACGCTGCTGCGGCTTTCGAGGATCACTCCGTTCAAGTCCTTCACGTGGACGGAGCACACGATGCGGAATCGGTGTATAATGACCTTACAGTGTGGTGGCCCAAGATGATCAAGGGTGGAACTATTGTCGGTGACGATTACGTGTGGCCCTCGGTTCAAAAAGGTCTTGCACGTTTTATTCGAGATGTGGGCGTTAAATTTACAACGGCACGACAGAAATTTATTTTAATAAAAACATAGACCTCTCATCGTCCGACGTCAACGTGATTTGGCAGTGGCGAACCATCTTTTCCTAAGGCCCCCAAACCACTTCCTCAAGGCCCCTTACCACCTCATCCTCAGCGAATTGTAATATTAAATCAAGAGAAATTGCATTTAATTGTAAAGGCCGTTTGACCACCACCACCTCTTCTCCTACCAGCTCTTTTATTTCATCAAGTTCTATCCATGAAATGTCCCGATCCGTGTCAAATTCTGGAAGTTCTTCTTGACGAATCTCGCGCGGAAAGGGTTTTGGGCGCTTCAACGGTCTGATGCATACTGCTGGAAAGGCCCAGGAGAGGACTTCTCCTTCCAAGCGGTAGGGGCATGGAGTTTCATCGGGACCGTCTCGATACCACCCAATCAGGCAGGATGCGGGCATCATGACGATTGAATGTGGATGGCTCGCCAGGTAGGTTTGAAGGTCCACCTTCAGCCTTGTCCTTGATACGAGCATTGGGTTGGCGCGTTGATTTGAAAGTGGTGCACGGGGCCTCATTCTCTAATTAAAGCATTTTACGGTGATCCAATCAAGTTTGAATTCTATATGATAACATCGAAATTATTTAACCCAAACAATTTTTGTGTCGAAAATACACAAACCTCAAACTCCTCCACATCTAAAAATGTCCGAGTCTGAGGCATCCTACCCAGCACCATCCGATTGTTCCGTGGATAGTCCCAAAACACCGTCGCCGTCACCCCCTCCGGCACCGAAGCCTTCTCGATCAAGGAAGGAGTCAAAGAAGGCATCAAGTGCCAAGCCAAAGCCAAAGCGCAAGCCGAAGAAGGCTGAACCTAAACCCCCTCCGTCACCTTCTCCCTCACCCCCTGTTTCACCCGTAGACGCCGCGTCACCTGTTGACCCTGCCTCGCCTCCCCTCTCCCCCTCTCCACCCCCAGCATCTCCCGTGGCCTCACCCTCACCTGTCGCTACCCCGTCACCGGTAGTCACCCCGTCGCCCAAGGCGAAACCTGTGAAAAAGTCCACCAAGAAACCCGAGGCAAAGAAGCCTTCCAAGCGCCCGGCGCCTATCAAGGCACCTTCCCCAGTCCAAGAACCAGAGGAGGTACCCGGATCGGAGGATGAGGGAGAAGATGAGCCTGTCGAGAGTGGCAAGGAGATGAAAGATGCCTATGGAATGAGTGATGCGGAAGAAGACGCGACACCCGTAACGACTCCGCCTCCCAAGCGCAAGCGTGGTCGTCCGCCCAAGTCCAAGGATACCAAGACCAAAACGGATACCAATGCTGCACCAAAGCGCAAGAAACCGGCCAAGGAAGACACAGTGAGCGTTGATCGGCTCTATGAGGAAATGGAGAAACTCCCCAAGGGTGTCAAGGCGCGCATCATCTTTGACCAACCGGCCCTCTTTACACGGGTAAACAATGGCTTGTCCGACCTCATTGAATGCCCCCAGTTTGCCCTCTCTGGCCAGTATCTTTGTGTTGACATGCAAGATGACGACAATTTTGCCATTGTTACTCTGCGCCTTGAATGTCGGACGGTGGTTGACGACGATGCCTTTGACACGGATGAAACGGTCTACTTTTGCTTGGACACCAAGCGTCTTGCGGCTGGTCTCAAAAACATTCGCAATTTCCAAACCTGCTCCATTGAGCTCAACGAAAGCGACCATGTGGACATCATTGCCCAAAACAACTTGACAGCCGGCAACCTCACCGTCATTAAGCTTCAAAATGTGGATATGGGTGAGTATGAGCCCGTGGGTATGTCGGACATCAAGTACACGTGGCACATTGTTGACATGGACGTGCAAGACTTTCAGACCCTGGTCCAAACGGCTGCCGCTTACAACTCCAAGCACATTCGCTTCCAGTTTTATCAGATTGGCGACGCCGAAGACGAATACATCTTGGCGATCTCCACCGGTGAAGCAGAAGCCAGGGTTTTCATTTACCAACACATTTGTCTCAAGCCCGAGTCGGATGAAAAGTCGGAAAAGGCCAAGACTGATGAAGAAGAAGCCAGTTTTGATCCCTCTACCGTCTATTGCGCATCGAGTGACACGGTGATGACCCAGGATGAAATGCGCAAGTACACTGGATCCCATGACCCTTGCTATGACCACAACTTTTCTTCGCGTTACCTCTTGCGTTTCTTGAAGGCTACTGAGAACAAGTGCATCATGACCCTCCACTTCAACAAGGATGGCGAGGATGAGAGTGGACGCATCAAGCATTGGCCGATGGTCCTTCGCTACCGTCTTGGCGACGACTCGTCCCGTTCCTACCTCAAGTTTACGATTGGTCCTGTCAAGCAAAGCTAGAGATTTTTCTCAAGTCCCTTTGCCCTCTATAATTTTCACTCCTTTGGAATAAATGTCATTGTCTCAACCCCTTGACCACTCATCGATCGCTTCCCTGTGCCAGATGCACAAGTCCAAACACCAGTGCCATGAGGCCCACAAATTGTTTTTTGAATATGCCCATAAGATCACCAAAGAAACCGGAGTCCATACATCCTTCAACCCGAACCGCAAGGTTCTTGGGTTTCATGTGACCCTGGCAGTGCCGGATGGTGCCCAAGGCAGCCGTCTCGTGCGATGCGCCAACCACAATTGCAACTCTTTGGGCATCTTTGAAATGGAGGAAATCTACATTATCAATGCACCCAACGGCTCCTTTCGCCTCATGGTTGCCAAACAATCAGCTGGAGCCATTGCCTCCTTTGCAATTATGATGGTTGTTCTTGCCATTCTTCTCGTCTTGTTAATTGTTTGGGGTGTCCAAGGCTCTAAAAAATCCCACAAAACCTCCAATGATCATGTCAGAACCGTCAAGTTCCATCCCCAGTAAAGTCCTTGCTTAGGTAAACTTTAAAAATAAAGTCTACATTTATTAGAGATGAAACAGAAAGTTCTGCAAGGAAATTCGAAGAATTTTCCTTGCAGAACTTGTGGAATATCATAGTGTTGTCTCAAAACTTTTTGAGGCAACTATAAAATCTGCAACTCTCTCAATGGAATCTCTTCAAGAGGGCAAGTCGCCAACAGGGGTGTCCCTTTCTACAAAACCTAAATACCACATGGGGGTGACCTTGTCGTCCCTCACTCTTCCTTCTGAAAAGGGGCTTTACCAAACCACAATTGTCCAACCCAATACCACACTTCCCCCAAGCTATTCCACCCGTCTTGCCTATCCCAACTGTTCACTACCTGTCCACAACCAGGGCGAATGTGGGTCATGTTGGGCTGTGACGGCAGTGGACATGTTGGGCGACCGTGCATGTATTCAGACTGGCATTAAATTTCCATTCTCTCCTCAACCTTTAATCTCCTGTGTAACCCGTCCCAATGGTGCCGATGAGGACATCCTCCATCCCTTTTCCAAACCTGAATGTTTTTCACTTGGACCAGCCAAGGTTTTAAAATGCGCGTGCGGAGACGCACCCACCCAGGTCCCTCCTTCAGGATGTTTTGGCAATTCCATGATGGCTGCATGGGACTATCTAAAAAATTATGGGACAGTGCCCTTTCTCGATATGGGTCCTTATGCGAATCAAGTCTCATGCAAAAACTTTTGTACAATGTCTCTGGGATTTCCTTCTTTCTCCGAATCGGTCTACTTGACCCTAAAAACAAGAGGGCTTCAGGAGGCTTATCACTTGGCCGATCCAGACATTGGCCTGGCTACCAACATTGAAAAGATGAAGATTGACCTTCTAGCTTTTGGTCCTATCCAAGGGGCGTTTTCCGTTTACCAGTCATTTTTTGATTTTTTCGAGAAATATCCTACAGGAATTTACGCCATGGACTTTTCAAGCCATCTCCAAGGGGGCCACACCTCCAAGATTGTAGGGTGGGGTGTCCAAAAGGATGAGGTCTCCAACCTAAAATCGTCAGAGCCAATCGAATATTGGCTTCTTCAAAACACATGGGGCCCGGATTGGGGCGACAAGGGATTTTTCAAGATGGCAATGACGAAACCAAAAGATCTTCCTAAACTTACACAAGCCAAAGCATTTGTTGTGGAATACAATGCCATTGCAACTATCCTCAAAGACCCAGATGCCTACAGACGTCTTATTGTGCCGAAAATTCTCCCCATTAAGCTGAAAAAATCAAAGGCAGAAAAACATATTGGGTTTTGGATTGGTGCCGTCTTGACGGGTATTGTACTTCTCCTCGTCCTTGTCTGGGTCGGTTGGTGGTCTAAATCCATTGACAAGACATAGAAGAATCGAATGAAAATTTATTTTTTACACATCTGCCAACATGTCAGCCCTATAATCAACTCGAAAAGCTGCAAGAAAGTCGCCATTCATGGCAATGGCAAACATCTTGACAATCGTCAACCCCCACCCAACCGATTTAAATGCAGACGCGTTTTGTGGAAGAGAACGCAAAGAAAGTATTGAGATCTCAAAACGCTCGGGTTCAAAGGAAGAGACGTAGGTTCTCAGGACGGCATCTTCTCGAAACATAAGTTTCCGTTTTGCATAGGTTGGTGGAGGTTTGTAGAGGGCTTCTGCCCTAATTGTCTAAGCCCAACACCAAAAATAATATGTAATCATTTGAAATTAAAGCCGATTCATAATTTCGGTTTGATAGATCTAATGGTCCCAACGGCTAAGACGTTGGCTCCGAAGGTAGGCCACCACGTCAGGCGGCAAGGTGTCACCAATGTGATTCATGCGCACCCATGTAAGTTGACGTGAGGTGTGCATCCCGTGGCCGGAATTGTAGGTGTGAATGGCTTCTGCCAAGAGGCGTTCATCAAGGGCCGATCCGTGGACACAATAAGACGTTGTACCGGTTGAACCGTCCCAAAAGGAAATCATGGGTCCATGCAATACGGCCGACTTGGTGGCAAATGGAAGATAGGGTCCCAAGAAGTGGCTCAAGGCGGCACATGCAGTGGTTCGCGGATGTTCGCCTAGGTCTTGGCGCTTTCCATGAAGATAATCGGTAGCAACCAGACGACCATCGGGTGCAAAGGTTTGCACGCATAGAAGATAAATTCCGTAGCCTTGATTCCCGTAGATGAATAGGTTGGATGCTTGGTGTTGGATGTAGGGGGAGAGGGCCTTGCCGAGTTGGTGGGTGATGATTGACGTAGATCCACTTGACGTAGAGAAACTCATGGGAGGAGGATTAGTGTGTATGAATGAAGGGTAACTTGAATTTATTTTTTTATTTCAATTCGGCAGGTTCATCTGCAGTCGCAGCTTCAATGGCGGCCATGTCGATGTGGACACCCCTTGTCTTGGCTTTTTTAGAAGACTTGGAAAGTTTCTTTTCCTCCTCTTTAATCTTCATAATGGCCGCAGCATCCCTTCGACGTTTTTGCATCTGTTTGGCTTTTTTCTCCTTGAGCTTGGCTTCCTGTTCCTTCTCTGTTTCGCGTTTTTCTCTCAGAGTTTCCATGGCGGTTTCAAGCCTCCCTTTCCACCGGGCAGTGATGTCAGTGTCGGGATCCTCTCGTTCTTCCTCTGTTCCAAACAGGGCAGTCGCGACAGAGTTGAGGGACAATGCTCCATAGACTGTTTCTTCCTTGACTCGGATAATGGCGGGTTTTCCGTCAGGGTCGGACTCGGGAGGCGGGACCTCCACGTAGCCAATCCCCTTTTCTTTCATTTCATTAATGAGCAGAGATTTTGTAGTGTCCAATTGTTCCTTGTAGGTACGACGACTGTCAAGGTAGACTGTCTCTTCGTCTTTTGCTTTTTTGTGTGCCTCGTAAAACTGGTTCAAAACTCCAGACATGACAGGATTTTGTTTTTGGGCTGGCAAAGAACCCACATCTCTCCTAACAAATAAAAATGTCGTTTCAACAACAATCTTTGGATAAATGTTCAGAGTGTGGAGGTACTGGCCTTGTAGCTACTGCTGTTGCCGTGTGTAAACATTGTCAAGGGAAAAAATGTGCCGATTGTGGTGTGGGCCAGTCTGGCTATGACCGTCTGCCTTGGAGCGAGTGTTCCGCCTGCATAGGCACTGGGTCGTCGGACGAAAATGTCGCACGCTCATCCATGGGCCTCCATCCCTTGACTCGTCCCCAAAAGCAACATTCATCGTTTTGTGAGCCCCATTCTTGGTGCATTCAAGCCTAAAGGTTCAATAAGCTATGATTGATTCAAATTCTCAAGCTACACTCTAAGAAATCAAACCGGAGCATTTTATGCTTGACCACATTTCCTTTTCTCTCTTCCCTCTACCCAACACAACCAGCATGGACCTAGAAGAAAGCAAGCTCGCCCGATGTGATATGTGCACTCAAACCAAGCTGGCCTCGACCCTCATTCCCCTTTGCTCATCCGACGGCACCTCTCTCTACTACTGCTCCGTTGCATGTGTTGCCCGACGCGTCTTTACTCTCGATGCGGCCCAGTGTGTGACGGGCAATGGCGGATCACACGGACCCATCGAGGAACGCCCCTGGTTCACGGCACCCTGTGGCACGTCCTACACCCGTTCTTGCTGCTCCCACTGCCGCACCGAGATGGACGCTACGGAGCTTGTACGTGCTTCTTGCCCCACCCGCCACGCAAACCTTTTGGACGACTGGCAGGCCATTCGTGGAGGCCTTGGTGGTGGCCCACTCCGTGCCGACGAACCGCCCAAGACGTGGACATGTTCTGACTGTGCTGCAGTCTTTTCCAAGGCGGAACTGGATGGCCTCTTGCTCGAACTCAACCTTCCTCCTCCTCCTCCTCTCCCTCCCATGATGCCACCGATCTCTCCCCATCCGATCGCCCCTCCTCCGACGACCTCTCTTCCGCCGGTGACTCTGGTGACGGCACGGATGGACTCGATGAGCCTCTAGAAGAGGATGATCCTTCAGGCGATGGGTGTTTCTCCCTTGTCACTAGCAAAGTCTTTAATAAATCCACCCCATTGTAAATAGTTGGAGCCCACGTCTCTACCCATGCATCCAAATCATCCTTCACATAGATGAAGGGCGTTGGAGCTTCAGTCAAGATTTGCGATCCATCAAAATCTGTCAAAAACAACGGAATGTAGCCCGGACACCCAAAGTCAACGCCGTCCCTAACTTGAAGACCTAACTTGGCTGCTTGTTCAAGTTTAAAATGGGGAAAGGGAATCATGATGCATGAACCACCGCGTGGAAGGCTAATCGTCTTGACTAACGATTTCACTTCGCGGTAGACATAGAGGCGGAGGGCGTGAAGCACTGCGGCAATAAGATGGGTGCGTTCTGCGGATGCGGCCATATGGGGCAAGGAATAAGCATAGGCTGCGCCGCCCAAGAGGTGGGATGGAGGACCTAGACGTGCCTCTTTCAAGTGGCCTTTCACACCAAGTCGAATCTTTTGTAAGATGGAAGATTTGCCAAAGGAGGCGACTCCAATACGCCAGTCGGGCAGGTATTCTTTGTGGGACATGGAGTCAAGAACAATTGTGCGGTCGGGACAGGCGGCGCCAAGAGACGGATAGGAAGCATGGGGTGTGCGACAAGTCTGCCATCCCCCCTCATCACTGACTAAAATGGCCTTTTGTGAATAGATGATTTCGCCAAGCGCCAAAATATCTTCGTCCGATGCAAGACTTCCCCACAAGTACAAGGGGTTGGAAAGAATGACAAGGTCTCTCGGGTGGAGCAAGGTTTTCAGAGAAGCCATGGAGATTTTTTGAGATGTTTCATCCATACGAATCCAAAGAGGATCGGCAGCAACTACACACGCCCTTGACCCACGGGGTGCCAAGAGTCTCGCACCAGGGTTGGCTTTTCGCCACTGGTCAATAATGGATTGAAGGAGAAAGGTTGAACCTGGACCCACCACGACATTTTCGGGGTGGGTCACATAGCCCAAACGTCTCGAGAGGGACCGTGCAAAGGCCATCTGAAATTCTCCCTCTTTCACCTGACTGTCACTTGTTGATGCTGCAAGGGCGGCTGTCGAAATGTCTGTAAGGCTTTTGGATGGAGGAAAGGGAGGAATCTCCCGTGTGAAATCAACTTCTCCAGAACTCATTTATTGTATATGGAATTTAGAATTAGGAGGCGTGTTGGAAAAAGACTTTACGAAAGAACTTTCTTTCACCTCTAAATTCCAGTGAATTCCCTACTTAAATCTCGACTCTTCCTCCGCCCTTCAATCCATCGCCTCATCTCTCCAAGTTCTGGCTTCTAACACCAAGGCCAAGAAAGCCCGACGCTCCGGGCCTCCCTCGATTGGTGAGAATGTGTTGCTTGTATTCTGCACCTCTGTAGGAATTGTCTATTGTAGCTCAAAACTTTTTGCCGGCGTCACCTACATGTTTGCCAAGCCAACTGCGAAAGCTGACGCCGCCCCGTCTGGTCAAGGTGTCCCAATTGATTGATTTTATCTTTCTCTTCCCAAACCAAAGCCAAACCATATGCTTTCCGTTAAGGTCAAGTCTCTCTATTTCCCATCTGCCCAATAAAAGATATATGGGAAGTTACTTTACTAAACCTGAAGTCAAAGTGAGTCTTGGTGGCCAGGAGAGAGAAACCAGGCTCTTCAAAACCTTTGGAGAATTTCGATCGTGGGCCCATAAGAATTTTCGTCTCCAAGGAAAGGCTAAAGACTATAGCATTTGTCATTACGGCATACGTCCCACCTCGACGTCCCATGCCCATGTCGAGTATTCTGCCCTCTCCCACTTTGATAACCCGACGCGCTTGTGGCTCAAAGCCCCTGGAATTACTTACCATTTCTTCCTGACCTATATGATCAACAGCCAATAAATTCATTTTTTGATAACTTTCTCCCCAATTATCTTGGACAAATAAAATCAAATGGCCCATTGGCTTGCTGACGATCGTATTGACGCATGGGTTCCCGGATCCGCAAATACTGCCCTCGAATGTCAGGCTGCCGTGCAACTGGCTATGCGCGACGGGCACCGCCGAGAATTTGACGAATGGCTCGGGGCTTTCGCTAGCGGAACTTCTACCCCCTTGGCTCCTGAAGCCCCTAACCAAATCGGCTTGTCTGGTGGATGCGTGGCCCTCGCCGACCCTAACCTTGCCTATTCATGGTCATCCGAGTTGGCACCCCTTTTGAAACTCCAGATGAAACACTACCGCGAGGGAAAGGCGCCTATACCACTTGGACGTTTTGCCGACCATCCCGTAGTAGCCGTGTGTGCTCTCCAAGACGATGCCATCAACCACTGTCGTGCCCTTGATCTCCCCCTCTATTCCCACCTCCACTACCCACCACGTCACCTGCCCCGTTACTCATTCCCCTCCGACGTGCCCGTCGTAGACGTCGGCACCCAATCCTGCCCCTCTTACCGTCTTCCACGCGTCGGACCCGGACCTGGTTAAGCATGCACGTCTCCCCATCCCCCAATAAACGCCCAAGTGAAACTTACCCTTTAAAGACAAACAGAGAGTTATATCCTCAAATTCAAGTTCTACTGTATTTATTTTTTTTAAATGTGTAGGCGTCAAAGAATAAAGACGGGTGGCGTGAGATGCCGAGTGCCGCCTGTGCCGCCGCAGATAGTCGTGGCGGAGTGTGAAATCTGATTTTGTGAAACAACGATAGTTCCGATCTGCAGTCTCATGCTCTAATGCGGCTTTTTGAGATCCATGGTACTCTACCGAAATTGGACCCTTTCTATTGTTCGTCACACAGTCGTTTCGTCAGCGGCCTCTAGCACCATGTAGGCACCCGCCGCCTGTAGTTTCGCCGCCGTCTCAGTGTGGCCTTTCCTCAACGCGGTCCGCAGTGGTGTATCACCGTTGGACATGGCTTTGTTTACGTCTGCACCATAACTAATCAATTTATCCACAATCTCCGTTCGATCTGTCGCGGCCGCCACGTGCAGCGGTGTCATCATAAATGCTCGATTCTGATTGGTCTTGTTCACGTCGGCACCCGCCTGCAGCAGGATGTCTACAATATCACTGTAACCAAGACGAGACGCCTCCCACAGCGGGGTGCGACCGAATGAGCCCTCACAGTCGACATCGACCTCGACCCCGGATTCCAAAATATCACGCACCAATCCAGCGTCGCCAGTGGAAGAGGCAAAGTACAGTGGTGGGTAAATGTTTGCGTCATTCAGTGAGACCTGGTTTGACGTAGACTGTGGTGGGGAGAAGCTTGAGTCACTCATTGAGACTTGGATGGACGTATGGAGGAAAGCAAACTCTGGCTGTAGGAAGGAGGGAGGGAGAGGAGGGGGGGGATAGGTTGTGGTGAAAGGGGCTTTCGCGAAATTGACACACTTGTCCAAATCTTTGCGCGAAAGTGACACGTGTCACTTTCGCGCAACTTTTGCCGTTCTGTGTCAGTTTCGCGTGAATTTTCCTAAGGTGTGTCAATCTCGAGCAGAAATTGGATAGTGTGTCATTCTCGCGCTTGGTTTTGCTCTCTTCCAGCAGTCGCCTTCCAGTCTACTCAGCGTCGCCACCAGTCGTAGGCGTCGGCGCCGGTGCCACCGGGTAGTCGGCGCGCAGCTTGGCAACGGCCGCGCGCGCCGCTTCCTTGGGCAGTAGCAGGAACGCGCACGTCTTCTGGTAGTGCTTGGCCAGCGCACAGTGTGGGCAAGCGCGGCGCGCCGCCGCGCCGGCGGGACCGCCAGCGCTATGATGCGCCGCTATCCGCAGCCTGCACCTGGTCGATCTGCAGCGTCTTGCGGTCGTTGGCGGTCATGCCCTCCAGCGCCGTCTTGCGCTGGTCCACTGCCTGCTGCGCGTTCTCCTTCTTGATGACGGCCTCCAGCTTCCTCATCCTCTTCTTGTCCACGCTGCTCATGAGCTGCAGCGTCGCCGCGCCGTCGCGTGGTCCTCCTCACCGCCGCCCAATGACTCGCCGTCCTCCAGCAGCGTGGCGGCGACGCAGTCGTCAACAGACGCGCTGACCGACGCTCCCGCCGACACTGACGCCGACGCCGACGCACCGTCTCGGCTGCAGGTGCGCACTCACGCCTGCGCTCCTCGGCGCTGCGCTAGCGTCACTTGCGAACCGCTGGCCCCGGGACATGAGGGACGGCCGCCCAGGGGACTGGGAGTGAAAGGCGCTGGGCTCTGATGAGAACGTGACAAGCAGGACTGGGCGGCAACGCGCGAAGGAACTCACAGATGTACCGCACCCGGTGACCCAGTCGACCGCGTCGGCGCGGGGGACCTTGGCGTGCAGATGCGACGCGTCGATGGTGAGGACGTGGCTGATGACCCCGGACGCGCGCAGGCAGACCGCGGCGCCGGAGACGAGGTACAGCTGGTTCAGCGAGTTGTCCACCAGCGTCCAGCCGGCGCGGCTGTCCGCGTCCACGTCCCTGTACTCCCGCAGGTACGCCATGAGGCTGCCCATGTTGAACGGGTCGCCTGCCGCCGCGCGGCCTTGATCACGGTCGCCATCTTGGCGGCCACGGCCGGGTTCGCACACGCGGGAACAGCCGACGCAATCACGCGCGAAAGCACCGCGTATCTGTGTCACTTCTGCGCGAAACACAAAACCAATGACAAAGTACGTGCGAAAGTGACACGGCTCCGTGTCACTTTCGCGTGTAGTTTGGCCTGCACTTTGACACGCGCGAAAGTGACACGGGAGGTCACTTTCGCGCGGACTTTGGCCCTTGTTTTGCCCTGTGCGAAAGCGACACCAACTCGCGCGAAAGTGACACAGTTTTTGCCTTCTGTGTCACTTTCGCGTTTTATTTGGAAAAGTGTGTCACTTTCGCGTTTTATTTGGAAAAGTGTGTCACTTTCGCGTTTTCCTCGTGGTGAAATATAGATTTTGCAATTATTCTTTTACAGCTTCCACGGCCACACTTCATCTCTTCATCTCTTTTCCTTCACCAAGCTATGATTCCTGTAACCAAAGCTAACATTGTCATCAAGCAAACAGTTGCCCTCAAGATTACTCCGCTGCACCTTGCGTCCATATACAGGAACACAGACGAGGTAAAGGCACTGATTGGTGCCGGCGCCGACCCCAACCAAGCCAGCATCTTTGGCATCACTGCGCTAAACATTGCGTCCAAACAAGGGGACATCGAGACGGTGACGGCATTACTAGCGGCCGGTGCCGATGTCAACCAGGCCAACGCCGACGGTGTCACTGCTCTTATTCTGGCCTCGCAACAGGCACATACCGAGATCGTGACTGTTCTGCTGGCGGCCGGTGCCGACGTCAACCAGGCCAACGCCCGCGGTGTCACTGCTCTTATTCTGGCCTCGCAACAGGCACATACCGAGATCGTGACTGTTCTGCTGGCGGCCGGTGCCGACGTCAACCAGGCCAACGCCGACGGTGCCAGCCCTCTTTTCGTTGCATCTCAAAGAGGTCACACTGAGATCGTGACTGTTCTGCTGGCGGCCGGTGCCGACGTCAACCAGGCCAACGCCGGCGGTGTCACTGCTCTTATTCTGGCCTCGCAACAGGCACATACCGAGATCGTGACTGTTCTGCTGGCGGCCGGTGCCGATGTCAACCAGGCCAACGCCGACGGTGTCAGCCCTCTTTTCGTTGCATCTCAAAGAGGTCACACTGAGATCGTGACTGTTCTGCTGGCGGCCGGTGCCGACGTCAACCAGGCCAAGACCAACGGTGCCAGCCCTCTTTTCGTTGCATCTCAAAGAGGTCACACTGAGATCGTGACTGTTCTGTTGGCGGCCGGTGCCGACGTCAACC